CTCTTCTGTTTAGCTCAGGGATGTACTTGGCGTACTTGCTAAACACTGTTATTTTACTCAAGGCTTCTAATCCTAAATCCATACATTTAATTGTTTATGTGTTGTTAAAAAAATAAGGGCTACAAATGTAACTTTGTAACCCTTACCAAACAACCACTTTTAAAAATTAAGTTTAACCATTTTCCTTATCAATAACTGATTTAGTTAATGTTAATTCAAGCTGCTTAATTGCAGTTTCTACAGCAATTTTATCAGCCTCTTTTCTAGTTTTATAGACATCACTTGATCCACTAGTAGCTATATCAGATGTTATAGAATAACTAAACGATCCATCAGAAAAAGATGTAACATTAATGTACATGTTATGGCTATCAAAGAAATCAAATAGGTTTCTAGGATTACCATCAAGGATAGCGCCAACATTACTATTGTCTATTCCTTCTTCTCTGATGCTTTCCTTAAAGTCTTCAGGTAATCCTTCATGCTTTAAAGATTCAATCATCATTTCTAAATAATAACTACAAATAAGTTTAGCAGATTCTGGGTTCTGCTCTAATAATTCTTTTCCTTTCATACTAATTGTTGTTGTTTAATTTTATCTAAATCTAAAATTTCATCTTCATAAACAAAAGTTCTCCAAAGTTCCATATCATCTGTAAAAGATACATCTAGTTTATCTTCCCAGTATTTACGAAGCTCTTCTGACTTGTTAAAGATTCTATATTGTAAAGATATTTCATCTCTACGTAAACCATTGTTTACAACTTTAATAACTTTAGAAAATAAATTTTGAAAATCTTCAGAAGTTTCAGAATATCTACCTTGCTTTATGATATCAAAATCTTTATTCCATTTTTTATTAAGTTGATATACTAAAACAACAAATCCTTCTTCATAATCATAATCATCAAGAATGTCTTTTGTTCTTTCATATTCTTTATCTAAGAACTCTCTAAAGTTATCAAGATTACTTGGTTGAAATAAGAGATATACAGCATTTTTATACTGTACATCTCTTCTTATATCTTCTAAATAAGCATTTAGAAAGTTATTCTTAGTAAAGTCGTCTCTATGAATTTTAAGAGTGGGCACCATGAATATACTTGTGATTGTTTTCTTTAACTCCATTTATCCTTTTATGTTTACAACTCCACCATTTAAATAATTCTTACGAGATATATTCCATACATCATTCTCAATAGCCCATTTAAGATCATCTATTGTTTCTAATACGCCTGGATAGACATATCCTTTAAGATTAAAACCATCTCTAGCATTTTCCATATCTTCTATATCTAGTGTATAGATGAGAGGACTAAAATAGTTAGTGCTATCACAGACAATAAAGCTAGGATATGCAACTCTATATCCATCATCTACTAGTATTTTGAAATGATAATGTGCAGCATGCCAATACAAGAATGCTTGAATATATGCTCTTCTGTAAAGATAATATTCTTTATAGAAACCTTCAACACTCCAAGTACATTTAAGATCATAAACCTGAATAATTTTATTATCATGATCAATAATAACCTTATCCATCATACTCTTAAACTTATGACCATGCACTTGATAGTCTTCTACTTGGAGTTGATTGTATACATCGTATCTAGCTGTTTGATTTTGATTAACTATATATGCAGTGATAGGATTAGTCCTTAATTCTGTCACAATTTTCTCAGAATTTGTGACATCATTAATACTAACAACTGTCATGCCTTTGCTTCTAACAAGCATAATCTCATCAAAATACGCCTCTGCTTCAGAGTTTATAAACTTCTTCATAACAGCATCATATGCAATCTTGAATCCTGAATCTTTATAGGCATCAAGTGCTACTTCATTGAATTCACGAGTTATCTCTCCTGATTCATTTGTAGCTTCTTTCATATACTTATATAAAGCTTCTACAAAATCTAACATTAGTCCTGTTGGTACACTTTGACATGTAGATAGATAGAACTTCTCATCAAACAACTCTGGTTCCATTAGTTTGGTCTCAACCAACCTACCCATAGTTGCTGCTTTGCTGTCATCATCATCTACTTTCTCACCAAGTACATACTTACGATAATACTTTTTTCTGTCTTGTGAAAACTCTTTTAGACTAGAAGAGCTATCCATTACGATAGCTCTATAACTTGCTTCTGTTTTAACTGATCCTTTAATCATTTTGTTTTTTGTTTTGTGATTCGTAATATGCTTCTACTATTTGGTCATGCATTCCTCTTACTTCTACAGGAACACGTTTAAACCACCATCTAACTTCTATTTCGTATTCTCTACCTTGTTCATCTAATCCTCGAGGATTAACTAACCAGAAGTTATATTGCCTGCCATTAAACTCTACAAATCCTTCATAAAAGATTTCTGTGAATGAAGAGTTCTTATTGATTGATACTGTTGCTTGTATTTCTCCCATTATAGTTCGCTTATTTTTTTAGTTGGATTCCATAGATAAGCAAACAATTCATACTGACGTCCTGAATCTGTCTTTCCTACTATTTCATTCTTTAATTGTTCTGGTGTCAAGATCATAACATCTTCTTTATGAATAATTATAAAGTCTTCACCTAACTTGTAACATTTCCTAACCTCATCTGAAGTTAAGTCTGCCCATAGTACTTTAGAGTCCATTTCTGGCTTGTACAACTTTTGTAGTTTCTTTTGCATCTTTTTCTGATTTTGTTTTAGAATTGTGACACCCTTCGCAGAGCGTTTGTAGATTGTCTATTTCACAGAAGAGACGTTCAATAAAACCAGGAAGGTCATTCCCACAGGTTAATGTACCTGCAGGAATGATATGATCCACATTTATCTTTTTCTCAGGGAACCAATCCTTACACTGATTACATTGATACTCAAACTTCTGTCTCTTCAAAGGTCCTTTATATGGACGCTTTGATTTAGCTTTGCATTCAGAGATAGGTTTCCACCATCTTGACTTCTGCCTTAGTGCACTTCTAATGAAGGACCAAAATGCTGATTCTGTCATAGTTCCAGAGTTCCTTGTTTTAGGAACCCTGGATCTTTTTACTGGTATCTTTCTTACTATTCTCTTAGCCATAACTTATATTGTAAGTTACAAAGCTACACAATAACTACTCTACCTCCAATTACTTGTTTCATTTCATCAAGATTAGCAATAATCTTATCTACAGTTTGAGGATTGATAGTAGGGAAATTAAAGTTATACTTCTTAGCCTCAGCTGCGAATCCTTCTTTAACTTTCTCTGCTAAGCCATCTAGTTCATTGATAGCATAAGTGTCATCCAACTGCATAGTATCAAAGTCTAGATCATGTAAGATAGTAGTAGCCTCGTTACGTGGTACAGTCATGATTGGTAAATACTCATAACATCTACCTTTGTGCTGACCAATACCTACTACCTTCATAGGATTGATTAACACTAACATAGACTGATCGCCACATCCTACATAATGAATCTGATCTGCAGTGAAGTGTAAACCTGCTGCTGCACAATCTTGTGTAGACCAGTTACACTCTTCCATAGGCATCTTTACAGGAACACCTACACGAATGTCAAACGTCTTAGTCCAGTCATCTGTAAAGCGATTCTCTGCACGATTTGGTAGATCAAGATACAAATCTGTCAATCCACCAATTAGTTCACCATGTTCTACACGAGTTATATCAGTATAACCACCTTCTCCATCACATGTTGGACATACACAATCTTCTTGATCTTCTTCAGGTACAGGCTCACCATAACAATAATCACATTCTACCCACTCATCATCATAAAGATCATCTACATGGACAAGTTTGTATTCACCATCCTCTAAGAATACTACATATTTATCTGGACTCTTTTTCCATACAGCTTTCACCTTGTTGTAGCTATTACTTACAAAGTGTACAAGCTCTGCACCACCATGCAATGTAACTACATTACGTAATGCAACAAAGAAACCTTGTTTAGTGATTCTAAAACTGTTGTCTTTTAAGAAGCGAAACAACTCATCAGCTACCTCAGCACGTGGATTCAAGCAACACCACATCCAGAAACGCTTTAAGCCTTCCCAACGCTCATTAACTTCGTCATCATTCCAATCTTCTTGAGATAAAATGATGAATTCCTCAATTAATAACTGAGGCATACTACGATCAATGCCTGTCATATACAAGGCACCATCACGCTCTTCGAACTCATCTTCTGCAAAATCAATTAACGTCTTGATGCCTACTGATAATGCTTCATTGCGCTTAACTTCTTCTTCAAACTTACGCTTCTCTTCTAGTCCTTCTTTAGAACTACATACAGTGAATAGCTCCACTTCAGTTTTTGAGTTACGAGCACGATTGAAATCATCTATTGTAGCAGGATATTTACTAACGATGTTACCATCATTAAGAATAATAGTTAATACGTCATTTACAAACTTGATGTTTGAATATGGCTTAAGAAGAATTGTACTACTAGTATCGCTAGATGTAGTAGTAAGAGTGTACGCAGGAGCTGTTGTTTCTTTCAACAACATCTCTGCTAATTTTGTGTCTCTATCAATAAGAGACTTGAAAAAATCTAAACTTGCATTGTTCATTTTGTGATTGTTTATACTGTTAAAATTTAAGCTACAAATAATGATAATTGACCTTCCTCTACAGGAACGTATCCTTCAGTAATCTTATAGTTACTAGCATTCATGCGCATGTTCTTGTAACGACACATGTCTTTCATGACATCTAATAAACCTTTGTAATCAAAAGCATTTCCATAACTACCACTCATTTTGTTACATAACTTCTTTATGAATGGATATTTAGAAAACATTTTATCTGTACGATTTAGCTTGGTAAACATTTCTAAGTCATAAAGATTATGCTTAGAAGCATATTCATCAAGCTTAAGCTCAGTATTAGTTTCTTTAGCCCATGTCCAAATCATCTTTTCTTTATAATCATATAGTTCATCAAGATCTTTCTTTAAATCTGAGTTAACTTCATCTAATACATTACGAACATCAAACACTCTACTATACAATCCTACAAACATGAAGATTAATTTAGCTGTCATCATCCTCTTGAATGGTTTATTATGACCTTTCAAGAATGTAGCTAGAGGCATAAAGTTATGAAGATTATACATCTCCAACACTTTAATCTCTCTATCAGACATGATAACAAATGCTATCTCGTTCTCTACTTTCTTGAACAAACCAAATAGATGATCAAGAGATGTACGCTGCTCTTCTTTAGCATAGACAGTTAGCATATTTCTCTTATGAAGAGTCTTACCATCAAATATCATAGGAACAAACTTAGCGTTAGTGCCTGTCTCTCTTTCTGGAGTTGTTGCTTGCTTAACATTAACATCACCCTTCTCCTTTATTTTACCATTCTTGGCAGCTTTAGGTTTAGGTTTGTAGTTCTTAGCTTTATCAGCAACTATCCATGCTTCAGGTATATCTATAGCATCAAGATCTATAAAGCTATCTGTAACCTTTTTAAGACAAGTTTGAAATTCTACAATTACTTCTCTCCATTGTGACTTGGGATAGTTATATAACTTCAATAAGTCATGATAACAACGCATGTCTGGATTAGAATAATGAGTAGTAGTTGCCCAACCTTTGTCTTTAGAAAATAATGTAAAAGGATGAGACTTCTTGATAAACTTTGCAGACTTCTTGGCCCATAGCTCTTTGATATAACGACGTTTGCGATCACCAAATACTCCTGTGAATATAGCAATTTTTTTAGCTCTACCTAAAGATGTAAAAGTTACATCTGAATCCCATCTACTACGAGAATCATATATTCTAGCTCTGTATTCACTAAGCTCATGCTTACATTCATATTCATTAAGCATATAATCTCTTATCTTATAAAGACTTTCTGCTGTAAAATACTTACATCCTACCAGTGTAGGCGTACGTTCTGGTATTGTAGCATGTTTTAGTATTTCAGATACATCCCACTGATCGCCATTGTGATCTTTAATGTGTCTATGTCCACTAGAGAAATGGTCTATCACTGCACGTACATCATCTGTATCAGCAATAGATTCATTGTATGTAGTCATAAACTCATTAGCCAGGGTTGTAATCTTTTTCTTGATAAGTTGCTTAGCTTCTTGAGTGTATCTCAATGACTCTCTATTTGGCGTAGGAAACAATCCATCTGTAAGACTAAACCTTAATCCTATTCTACAATGATAAATTCTACTGATACCAAGCTTATCAAAATCTAATGGATAGTATACATTATCTAGACATACGTGCATATTACTATCAGGACATACGTCTGAGATTTGATAATGCTCACTTCTATAGATGTTGAATGTATTATTCATATCAGGAACATCAAAATAGACGTTCTCAAAATAAGCAAGCTGTTCCTTAATCTTCTTCTTGAATTCATAGGCATCAACCCACTTAACAGGAATGATAATCTTGACGCCATTACCTTCAGAAGTTGCACTATCAGATAACAAGTCAATCGAGTTGACTTCTTCTCCTTCATACATCATATACTTACGCTCTCTTCCATCTTTACGTGCAATGAAATAGAAGCTAGAAGCATATGCAAGAGGAGCCTTAAAGCCTAAGCCCATCATACCTAATTCTGTAGTAGAATCACGCTTGGTAGACTTACCATACTTACTAATGATGTTCTCTACATCATCAGCATCTAAGCCTATACCAAAGTCTTCTACAGAGAATTCATAGTTATTATTAACTGACTTAAAGCTAACAATAATAGGATGATTACCCTTACCTGCTCTACGATGAGAGTCTAGTGCATTACTAGCGCACTCTCTAACAGTTGAACCAATTGCATCTGCATATAGGTTCTTACTCAACATCTGCATGAGCACCTGTGCACTGTCAAGATCTAACGACATACCAATAGTAGCTTGTGTGCTACCCACTTCATGTATTAAAGATTGTGTTTGTTTTTCTAAGATCATATGTCTGCTTTTTGTAGCCAATCAATTTTATACCCATTGGTTTCTTTGATTAGCGTGTTGATTTTTGTGAATACTCCTTCTGTATCCCAATGACTGTTTCTGTAAGAAGCTGATGCTGGATGACTCACCTCAAAATGAAATGTGAATGGTGAGACATATCTTTTAAGCTTACCTGCTTCTTTACCAAAGAACACTATTGGTATACCTGTAAATGAAAACACTTCTTCTAACAGATATTGCATAAATGGTTCCCATATCTTTAGATGAGAGCCTGCTTTATGAATTTCTGTAGTGAGAGCTGCGTTACATAGTAACACTCCTTGCTTAGCTAGGAATCTTAAATCTGGGTTTCTATCTCTATCCATACGAAACCCACCATACACTTCTCTTTCCATGCCTTGATATAATTGAAACAAGCTTGGCTGTAACGATTTTGTTACAGAACAGCTCATCATCAATCCATCAGCCACTGGTTGTCCATTCATCATTGTGTGATAAGGACATAAACCTATGAGAATAACTTTAACATCTTGAAAGCGTGTTTCTTTAAAACATCTCCAAACATTCTGAGAGAGAGGAGCAATCATCTTGCCCCTCTTACTATCAGCTTTTAGTTGTTCGTAGATTTTATCACAAGCCTCGCTCTCTATGAAAGGCTTCATCTTAGGATGCCAGCTTTCATCAAATAAATCTTTAAACTTTTCCCAATTCATTATAACGATAGTTCTAATTGTCTATATTCTTGTACAATAATATTAGCTGGTTTTTGTTTTGCAACAAGTTCACCTTGAGCATTAACAAAGAAATCATGAGCACTCATGTGATCATTCATCCATGTTGCTGGATGTAGTTCTTTCATTGAGTGTGTTGTATGTTGATACAAATCCCACAGTGTGCCTTCTACACCATAATCATAAGAAGGTTTAATTATCTCCTTACGAATGATGTTAAGCTGCATTGTGCTAATGATTTGTTCTTCTACCACCATACGTCCTAGTAGCTCACCTTGCTGACGCTTAGTGATTTCTACACGCTTCATCATCTCACGTTGAATCTGCATCTCTCTAAACGCATCACCTGCGCTCTTGATGTATTCAGTGATAGCTGAAGGCGTGAACTCTTGGATAGCACCTTTATGAGCTTTCTTGAATGTACCCATGTCACCAGACACTAGTCCATTAGAACATATCATAATGTTTACACCAATAGCAAACTTCAAGCTCACCTGACGATTATAACTATTCTGCCACCCAATCTGAATTTGCATCTCACTATCCATGATGTTGGTTAGTGTAAACTTACCTGTAGCTACTTGGCCATCAGCTGCAAGCGTATATGCTTCTTTACCTAATGTAAAGCCTGCACCATCAATAGCTGCTAGTGTAAGATCAATTAATTGTGCATTGCTTACAGGTTTGTAAGTTGCTGTTTGTGCTGGCACTGGTACATCTGTTACTAAGTGCTTCAAGCTTGTGTAGTCTGTTCTTTTCATGATTGTGATATTCTAAGTTTAAATCCAAAAAATTTATTTAATATTCCTTCTAGGTTTTCTATACCTATACATTCTATAGAGTCTCCTTCTGTAGTCTCTAACCATTCTGTCTCTTGTTGTATCTCATACACAAGATCTTCAACAGCTGCTGCTAATTCTTCTACGTTCATTTTTCTGTTGGTGATATTAATTCTTGTTGAACATTTTGCCAATAGTTAATCATTGTTAATGGATTAACTAATATACCTTCTATAAATATCATAGATGCTTCATCAGACATTTGTTCATACTGCATCATTACTTCATCAATTACCATAGAAGCAGTTTGAATAGCATAATCATGTATAGAGTCTTCTTCTATAAGACTTCCACAACTATCATAAAATTTGAAATAAAGCATATCTGCTTTTTCTTTTGGCGTTATCATATTAGTTCTTTCTGTTTTAAATAATCTTCTATTGCTTTCATACCATGGGCTTTTGCTAAATCAGCCCAATCCTTAATGCCCTCAGATAAATACTTCCTGGGTACATTACAATAACCAAAGTTGAACATCTGTGTGATTTGTTGTGAATTCTCTACACCAACAACATCTGAATCAAAAGATAATATCTGACTAGCAGAATTACTCTTGATATATTCAACGTTCTCAGGAGAGAAACAACCTAGTCCCTCATTCTGTACAGCACAGCTGCATGGAAAGAGTTTTTTCATCACCATATAATCTTTCTTTGATTTGTTGATAAATGCTACATCACAACCTTTGATGTCATCTTTACCATCCATCGCAGTTATGGGCACATTGTTTGGTACCCATTTACTCTTCTTATCCTTAGCGTGTGGACGATATATCTTCCATTTATCATCATACAAATAACCAAACCTCAGCTCAAAAGGAACTGGGAACAGTTGTTTGTTAAGATAAACCTTAGATATACTATAAACATTATTTGCTTTCAGGTCATCAAGACTTTGATGATACTGATTCCAATAGGCCAATTCGTCATTAGTGAATGCTTTCACAACCACTTGAATGTTAGAATATGCTTTGACAGCACGTACTGGTTGGATGTATTGTGAGACAATACGTTTGTATTGTTCTGTATTGGTTTCTCTGGAGAATCCTAGTCCAAAGTCTCTATCAATTAGTGCTAAGACTTCTTTTAAATCTTTAAGATTAAAAGACATTCTAACAAAATCAAAACAAGAACCTCTCTTACTAGTATCTGCAAAATCAATAAACGTTAATCTTCCTTGCTTATTTCCAATCATGAATGATGGATTACGCTCGTTTCTAAATGGAGAAAACGTCACAACATTTGGCTCCCAATCAGTATTGGGCATATAATATTTAAATATGTCATACTCTGTTATCTTTTCGAGTATCTTTTCTGGCGTAAGGAAAGAAGGTTTTAATCTTCCTGTTATTCCCATTTAATTTATTTAGTTTAGAAAAGAAAGCCCAATCTAAAATAGACTGGGCTTTACTATAATAGATGATATAAAATAGAAAATCTTAATAATCTGCATCATCAGTTGCAATAACCTTGTCTGACTCTACTAAATTTGAATCAGGGTCATAATCATGCAACTCTTTGAATGTATAATAGTCTTTACAACCATACTCTCCTACTGTATTAACAACAAAGCGCTCATGCATTTTTAGCTCAGCAGTTTTTCTGAATTTTAAACCTCTCACTACATCAGGATTGTTGTAATCAACTAGGCGCATACTCTTGATAGAATATCCAGGAAAGAATGATTTGATAAAGATGTTTTGATATGACTTAGGACCATCTCCTTTATCACTAGTTTTAACTGTAGCTAATGCACCAACAGTTTGTGTAAACTCACCATCAATTTGATCTTTCAAATCTTTTAAATCACCTGCCATAACTTTCTTCCAGTCTAGCATAATTTCAGTTTCTGGATCAGAAAAGTCAAGACCTCCTAACCATATACGTACAAATCCTAAAAATTCCTCTTCACTTATGTGTGCTACACGACATTTACGCTTAAGAAACCATACAGGAAGAAGATCTTCACTACTAGCCCAGCTACACACACCAATGCTATTGATGTATTGTTTCTTTGTATCATCCTTATTAGTTTTCTCACCATGTTCTAACCAGAACGTAGCAGTAGTTCTAAAGTCACTGTTTACATCTTGTAACCATACATTAACTTTCAGCTTTTGCTTAACGTCATCGTAATAGTTAGTTGCGTTACTGTCCTCTTTCAAATCAATCCCTAAGATATCTTTGAATTCTTTTGCACTTGGGTTGATAGCAAGTACTTTTGCTTCAAATATACCAACCTTCTTTGGAAAATCTCCACCTTGTGGGATTTCTCTTTTTGATCCACCTATTGCCATTGTTTCTAGTTATTTATAATATTCGTCTATTGTGTTTACTACTGTTTGTAAATTATTAGGAATCTTGATGTCAGCAAACATACCATCAGGAGTCTTGGCAGGGAACTTTCTAAACCTATTGGTTACAAAGTTATACGTACAAGTGCCATCTTTGTTCTCTTCTACATAAGTGTAGAGACACATAGTTAATAGGCCCTCTAATAAGATTTGATTGTCAATCAGCTTGCCTGCTGTCTTGATTTTGTATCCTATAATCTCTCCACCTTCTTCAATAGTTTCTGGGTGAGTGAAATAGAACACTTTCAAATCGTCACGTAGTTTACGAGCTTCTTGAAATAAGGCCACCATATCTCTAGCCATGATGCTAAATTTAGTGAATCCAACTTCTGTTGCTCGTGACACAATGTTAAAACCCATGATGTAGTTTGAATCCTCAATCACGATGTTCTTAATGTGTGGTGCTTTCTGAGAAATGTTTTGTAACAATCGAGTGATCTCAACTGCGTCATCAACTTCTCTGTAGTTCTTCTTTTCTGTATTGTACAGAGTTTCAGAACCTTTAAAAGGTAATTCCTTTTTTGCTACATTGATAATGTAGGTTTCTTCTGGATTTAGATGCTTAATCGATGTCGATTTACCTGTACCAGTGGATCCAACGATCCCAATCAGTTTACTTGCCATGTTTAATTTATTTAGTTAATTTACTTACTCTAAATTACTAAATTTCAGTGATATTAACAACTTTAATCTTGTCTTTATCAAAAAATTCTAGTGACTTATTTAACCACTTTTCCTCTACTTCCTCATTGGTGGAAATTATATAAATCTGTGCTTTCTTGTCTGGATTGTTATATTCCATAGCCATGCACCTATTCACCTTTTGAGCTAGATTCTCAGCGTTACTGTCAAAGTAATTCAAGATCACTTTGTTTAAAGGTTTGTATGTTACACCTGTATTACCAATTTTAACAACAGCCATGTGATTTCCTTCTCCTTCTGTAAACTTTTTGAAGCCCTCTTTGTCAGGCGATTTACTATGGTGTGAAGGGATATCTAAACTATCTGCAGCATTGGTAGTACCACAAAACACAAGTATACGTTCTTCTTTATACTTGTTTAATATTGCCTTAGTCATGTTTAACTTAGCAATACTTCCTTGGACGATTCTCATTCTTTTCAGGCGTAACATCATTGTGTCTTTACCCATTTGAGATAATTGATTAATCACCCAACTACACGCGTCAAAATGCTTCTTCTCTGTTCTGGCTTTACCTTTGACAGTTGTAACAATCTTATTGTCCAAAGGGACCTTGATTATTGTTATTTGATAGTCAACTATCACACCTTCTTGGATAGCTTGTTCAATAGGATAGTGTGCCAACACAGGAAGCTGTAATCTCATATCAAGCTCAGATTCTGTTGAGGTTGATAGAGTGCCAGTTAGTCCTAACACTTGATGGTTAATTAACGTTAAATCATACAGAGCATCAATCTGTGCATCACTTAACAAATGTATCTCATCAATGATCACTACATCATACTCATTATTTACATATTTGTGTAAAGATAGGTGTGTTGTATAGGTGATTTGTGAATTGTTGTATCCACGTGCTTTGAAATCCTGTTCCCAAGAATCCTTGATTTTAAGGTCAGGATAAGCGATTATGATAGATATATTTGAATTCATTTTTTCCAAAATGTTAATTGTTGTATATATCTTACCAAACCTAGGACATAGATTCAGTATGCCCCATTTCTTATCAAGCCATATGTTAGCAAACTCTTGTTGTCTTTGATTACGAAGGTTGCTCATCTGTAGGTTGGATTGGATTAGCCACTTCACCTAAAGAAGCTAGTGTCTCACGTATTTTTCCCATTTGAATCTGTATATCAGCTGCTTCAGATGTATTACCTGTTTGAACTGCTCTAACAAACATTTCATCAAACTTTGTATACTGTTTCATTAAATTAAAGATTTCATCTTTTGTTGCCATTGTTTTATTATTTAAGGTTCTAAAAAATATGTTTTATTTACTATTGATTGATAGTCATACTCTGATATATTCTTAACTCTTGGTAATTCTTTGAACATACCCACTTGGCCTAAGAAACCTAGACCAATACGAATATCATCCTCACCATAACTATTTTTAATTAGTCTTAGTGAACGATAATACTTACCACCAAATTCATCTTTAAGCCTATCTAAGTCATAACCACTAGGGTCTGTAACTTTATAACGCATAGGATCAAACAGTGCTAGTACAACATCAGCATCATCTTGTGTTGATGAACTATCCTTGAAGTCTTCTAGCTGTGGTTCTACATCACCATTCTTAATCCTCATAGGATTAGCAATGTCACGATTGAACTGACTTACAACTATTGGTGAGTATCCATACATATCACGAGCATATCTCAGCTCTTCAGACATCTTATCGATAGCTGCCTTCTTGTTGTTATAATCCTTGGTAACTTTTAACAAACCAATGTGATCAATAACAACCAGCGTCACTGTGTTATCTTCATTAGGAATATAAACTCTGTTATACTTATCAATCTCTTCTATTCTACCATTAGCTTCAGCATGTTCTTTTAAATGTTTAGCTACGCCTATTGGATTATCTGGACCATCAATGATTGTAATGATGTCTGACATGCTGCCAATATAGTCTCTCTGTGTTAGAAATAAATCATGCTCATCATGCGTCATCTTCTCCTTCTGCCAACCCAATAGTTTACTAACAGGAATGATTATACCAGAATCTAAAAATATCTTCCTAGCTACCCATTTAGCCATCTTGTATGTCTTACTACGCTCCATAGATCTATATATAATCTTTAGCTTGATGTCAGAGTTCTGACCATACTTAGATATATACCAATCAAATGGATTAAGGACATATGCATCATCTATAAAAGATGTCTTACCAGAACCTGTTAGACCACCTACAAGAGTGTATATAGACTTCCTGATACCAATATATCTGTTAAGCCTATCAAACCCCATAGGTATGCCACTGTTCTTACCATCAATACCATCTTGTACTGCCTTGGCTAAATCTTGAAATATCATATATCTGTTGTTCCTACTGGTTTGGGTTTTTCTTCGATTGTGATTCCTTGCTTAACAAGCTCAATGAATGGCTCAAAGCTTCTCTGTGTAAGATATGTCAGACTATTCTGCATGTATTTAAGTTTATTCTCTCCTGATTTATATGAATTCTCTTTCTTTTGAAGAACATCAAACTCAACAGCAGCGACTAAATCATCTGCAGTGTATTCTCCTTCTGACAATATGGCGTTGAACTTAAGCCTACAGTTCTCTACATCTCTACGTAAAGATCTAGAGCCTGGAAAGCTTTTATCTTTATGCTTAAATGTATCAGTGCCTGGAAAAGCTTTCCACCATCTCTCAAAGTCTTCACTAGCTGGCTTCTTCTTAATGATCTTATCTTTAGGAGCTTCCTCTTTAAGAAACTTAAGAACATTCTTACCTGTTAGTGTGATTTTGTTATCTCCTGATATTAATCCTTTACGATAAATACCTTGAGCAAGGATCTCCAGTTTAGGATCTCCACTACATACATCTTTTAGATCATGGCCTTCCTCCACTAGTTTGAGGAGAAAGACCATGTCTAATGTAAAACCATTCTTGAGTAACTCTTTAAAATGATAGAGCGTCAATTTTACGTTCATAATTTCTAATTATTCTGTGATCTATTATAGCAATTAAACTTTGAGGAATACATATATTAATCTTAGCTTTCTCTTGTAAAGATTCTAAGACTCTTATATCAAGTTTATCGCTCATAAAAGCTTCAATTTGAGCGATACCTGGGTCATTTAGTGAGCGATAAAATAGCTCTTTTTCCTCTTGCAAATATACTAAATCTTTTTGAGCTTCAAGCTCGTAGTCTTCGTGATGTATCATAATTTACATTGAATTTGTATTTAAACCATTAATTATCCTAGCCTTGGGCTTGTGTTTTTCTGCTTTCTTTAAAGCTTCTCTAGCAACCCTTCTGTTGTGTTCAATTTCTTTATACTCTTTTACTTGTTCTATAGTTATGAAACCTTTCTCAAGAGCATTTTTAATAGCTTGATCACCAGTAGGCATGTGTTGAGCTGCTTTTCTTTTACGTTTTGCTCTTCTTTTTTCTAGTGCTTCTTTTGTAAACTTACCCATTATTCGTCATCATTATAGTTTTCATACTCTCTAAACTTTGGATCTAATGTTCTTCCTTCATTATCCCAATACTCATTACATTTATCCCCCTCACGAGGTGATTCAGAAAAGACAGATTGTCTAAACTGATTCTCTGGTGCTGTATGTCTGTAGCACTTAAACTTCACAGGACATTGCATGTCCCTACACATTGTTATATCTGCCAAGGTATTATTATTTATCAATATGAATAAAAAAACTAATCTTACGTTTCAACGTAGGATACTTTTCAATCAACCATAATGTCAAAGGATCATATTCTTCATCATCAATATGAAACTCTAGATAACTATGAACATTATGTCCTGTATGAACATCGAATCCAGCCACTATGTATTGATGTAATTCTTCAGGTATCTCTGATAAGTTAATTACTGATTTAGTTATTGTCCTCATTGTCTTGTTGTTTAGCTATTTCTATTAATTTATCAATACATCTCTCTTCTGCCTCTTCATATGTATCTATATACAAGTTAAACCAAGTATCTCCTCGTTTTAGTATATTGATATGATACGAATATTCAATACCATATTCCATTGTATCAGAGTCAATATACCCCAACAGATCATACTTCTCCCTAAACCATCTAAATACTTGTTGTTTAAGTGGGGCTGAAATATACCCATCTGATAGTCCTGAATACATAACACCATAATTAGTGTACATAGTATGTTCACCCTTTACATCATATAATGATGCTTGATTACCAAACCATGGTGTATCATCAAACCCTAATTCCTTTAGGGCTAATGCTCGCTCGTATGTTACAAATTCTTTATTCATTGTCTTGTTGTTTAATTATTAACATAATCTCTCTTGTTAGTTCACCTGCTGTTTTAGCTCCATCAAGATTCCAACGTATAATAGCTGCTTCTATAGCACTATATAATTCATTCTTTGTCATAAGTTTCGTTGTAATATTCTTCTGACTCATCACTTAAAATTTCAGGCCAATTTCCTTGATATGCTTTCTTTATCTGTTCTTTCTCCATCGCAAGTAGTTCTTTTGCTTTCTGATATACATCACCTGGATCCACTGGAATGACTTGACTTTCTTCTATCATCCATTCCATTAACTGTTTCATTGCTGTTTGTTTCTTTTCCATATTAACAAGCAGCCATGCCAAAGAATATATATGTCCCTTCTCTTTCTTGTGTAGATTTCTTATATTTAATACAAGCTACATTAGCATCTTGATTAGTAAGAATCTTCTCCATACGTACAAACGTAGTGTTCTGTGATTTCTCTGTATACTCACGAGCATACTTCACAGCATCAGTCTTGGTCTTAAAAGACTTCAATTGCCTATCTTCCCATCCTGTATACACATTGTAACGAAGCTCCCATTTGCTGGTGCCTTTAACAACAGTGTGATCAACAACAGATTTAATCTTGTTGTTGTTTTTTACTGGTGATTCTTCTTCAATAACATAACAGTCACGCTTACCTGCATTATCTAACATGTCATCAATAAACTGACGTCTTTCTTTCTTACTCTTACGAAATTCAGCAGTTACATCTCTAAAACTAGTTGTTGTACTAATTGTACCATTATAAGCATCTCTACCATGCTCTGATTCTGCTGTTTCTACAGCGAGTGTGTATGCTTCGCTAGCATTCATTCCTCTTTGTCTTGTAATAAAAGCGTCTGCTCCCATATTTTTTGTGATTTAAAATGTGTGAAAATTATAATATGTAAACAAAATTGTTTACAATTTGCCAAAGTCAGTAGTAAAACTGTGACAAATTCAGTAATAAAAAAGCCCCACATTTCTGTGAGGCTTGTCAAATTATGTTACACAATTCGACAATAATCCAAATTATAGTGAAAAATTTTGCATGATAATGTGTATTATAATACACAATTTCATGCATAAATGTAAACTACAGTTAACATTATACCCCATTGCATATAATTAGCTAATATATTAACTATTTATATGCAAAAGGGTATAAAATAGCTAACATATTAACTAACAGTTAGTGTTAATAGAATCCTACAAAGAACTTCTTAATCTTCTGCCAGAATGTGAGCTGTTGATCTTTAAGGATGTATGCATCAGGTGGTATTGTTGTATGGATGTGTGTTGTTTCAATTGGATCTTCAACACGTAGTCCAAGGTTTAACTCAAACATACCTAATGTCATCTCAGCTCTCCTCTTATTACACTTAAATGTTTTCTTAATAAGTGGAATAGCTAGCTTACGCCATGCTTCTGTTTGTTCTGTTGTCAATGTATACACTCTCCAGAATTCTGGTGTGTCCATTGCGTCTTGATAGGTTTTACCTATCATTTCCATTTGCATAGTGACCAACTTCCTGTTGATCTCTTCACGTTGTTTTTCTGATCCTGCCATAATGTTATTGTATGCCATTAAAATAAACTTAGTTGGTTTGCGATGATTATAGGTCTTTTCTTACCATTGTAATCAATCTTGTTAATAATTCTTTCTGCTTTCTCTATGTAATAAGAATGATTAATATTATCTAGAGGATGATCCTTAGATAGCTTATTACACACTGTCATTAGCCATTCACCTGCTTCCACTTGTGATATTGGTGCAGCGTTGGATAGACATTCTGGGTTCTTTACCTTCAATAGCTTCTCACCAGTGTTAGATACATAATATCTAATTAGTTTATTATAGATAGTAGTCTTGCCATTGAATTTACCTTCATAATGAAAGTCTCTGCTAGCTTTTTGTCTAAGACAGAAATCAAACACATTGCTATGATTACTGATGCTATCAGCAACAGGAATACCATCGCAATAATAGCGCTCAAGAGCAATAGGCACCACTCTAGCAGATTTGTTTTTATGTAATTCAAAATCTGTAAGGAAATCACCTTTCTTCTTAACTTCTCCATTGGTTTTAATTGCTAGATAATCATTAACTGTTGAGAATATAATCTTACTGTAATCTGTACGCTCAAGCTCATACTTAGTTAAGCCACACCACCATGCATTAATCTCATACATCTTATCAAGATGTGTCTTTTCTATTCTAATAGTTACACCATCTGTATTAGCTGAGATTACATGTATACCTGCTAGTTCATACGCTTCAATAAGCATAAGCAAGCTAAGCTCTCCAGTAATAGTAGTGAACATAGTGAGCTGTCTATCGTAGATCCATGACTGCATATCAGAACTTTTACCATATACAGAATTGACAGCAAGCTTAAGAGCCCCAACAATACCTGCAATGCGTTTGTTCTTTTTAGCCTGTGGTTTAAGTTCAAGACGCCTCTCAAACATACGCTTATAACCAGTAAGAAACTTTTTACCAAGATGTTGAGGATACCTGCCATTATTGATAATAATAGCAGGATAATAACTGCTAACGTCCCAATCAATGATCTCAAAATGCTCATCAGCCTCAAATACCTCTGGTTTGTTCTCTGTGTGTAAGCCACCTTTAGCAAACGTATAAGTGTTGCCATAAAAATTTATGCTTTCTTTAAAGTCATCATTAATTCCTAATACAAGACTGTCTATGTATTTTTTGAACTCAATAAGTTGACTAGTTTGAAACTCTATATAATCAGGTCTACATTTTGATACAGTTATTTTCTTTCTAAAGAATCCTGTGCGAGGTAAATTAGCATATGTTATTTTCTCCTCTTCACAATAATACTTCTTGATCATCTCATCACCAATCTTACTATCAGAATAATTAATACAGTTAATACCAAACTCTTCTTGTATGTCTAGTCTTAATTGTAATTGATCATTTCCTTTATACAAGGGATGTTCTGTATCACCTGTTGTAACCTTAAAGAACTCATAGGTTGCCATTACATCATTAATACAATAGTTCATTGTAACATCTATCTCTTCTTGAGTCATGTCACGCTTTGTATGATGTATAGGCATCTCCTCAATGTTCTCAAGGTCCATCTCAAACTCTAGTCTCTTCAGACTAACCATACGATTTTTATTATCGTAATGATTAACCTTGAATAAATCTATCTGTTTGAACGACAAATCCTCTTCACGATATTCTGGGAACTGTTCATAATTGGCGTCTTCAATAACATCTTGAGCCTTCTGTGCAATCTTAGCACATATTTCTAGACCTCCAAGTTCATGCCAATCATCATGATTACGTACCACCCATTCTAACACTTGAGCATCAAAACGAAGATTATTATAACCCACCCAATAATAGTCTGGCTTATCTTGCATTAGTTTTACAAATGCATCAAAGTTATTCTGCCATTGACTAATTAGGAAATCATAATGCTCATCTTCTTTTGGATTGTAGACATGTATCAGGAATAACTCCTGCATTGTCTCGATATCATAAATTAATACGTCCATGTATCTTCTATTATATCAATTAAATCTTTCATATTTAATGCAAATAGGCATGAATGTTTTTCTCCATTCCAATAATCAAGATAACTTTCTCTTGGAATAGCCCACCATAGTTCTTCATGGTGATTGTAATGAAATACATAGTTATATATTTTTTCCATTTCTTTGTTTTTGTTTACTAATAACCCAAATAGCTATTTTCATTACTCTAATACCAATATTATAGACAAAGTCTTCTAACCATATAATAGTTTTGCTTCTTTGATATGATTTCATAGTTGATCAATTAAAGATATCCATCCTGTTAGAATGTATTTAGTTTTAGTGTGACTAACTTGTCCACGATGTGTATGAGTCCAATCAGCAGGAAAGAATAATAACTTACCTTGCTCTGCTGGTTCTATATGTTCTTGAAACATAAACTCTGTACCACCATCTTCAACATCATTAAGATATATCATCCAAACAAATAGCCTAACTGTTTCTTCTGTTGATTCATAATGCCAAGCCTTAAAACCTTGTTCTGGTAAATATCTTTGGATGTTATATCCATCAACTTGTACTTTAGTATTTAAGAATATAGGAAACTTATCCATATATCTATACATCTCAATAACCATCTTATCAACAACATCAGTGAGCCTATCACCATACAATCTATCAACTATATTCTTAGTGTCTTGATATACATAAAAGTCTGATGAGTGTTTAACATTATGGTCTATTCCTCCACCAATGTATCCATCAAGCATGTATTTATCATTAGCCTCAAATATATTAATAATCTCCTCACATTCTTGTTTTGTGAGGAGATCTTTTCTATGTATGAAATCCACTAATTTCATTGTTCTAGAGCTGTTCTAGTTCTATTAGTCTTGATTTCTTTAATATTATATTTACGCAAGTATTCTTGTTTCTTACGTGTATATTCTTCAGACAAATGTCTGTCAATAGTAACGCTCCATTGATTAATTGTGATATTTAATTCGTTTTTCATTACAGTCTTATTTAATATTGCTGCACTCATTACAAATGTAGCAAAAGTTAAAACATAAAAAATTGGATGTAGCTTAGTCATCATAGCCATCATAATAATCCATTGGATCTATTGCTTCATACATATCATTATATGTTACCCAATCAGGCACCTCCATATTATTAATGTATTCACCACAATATGTAATTAGTTTAGCATCCTCAATAACTATATCATCATCACCTGGTTCTTCTAACGTAGCTGGTGATGTATGATGAGCCCATTTGATTTCTACACTACAATATACATCATCTTGTGTTGGATGATAGAAGTCTGAAAGCGTTCTTCCTCTTGTTGTGCTCATAGAATTATAATTGCTTTATCATTTAACATTACAGGCTTGCCTGAAGCATCTGCTTGAACATTAACTATTTCTCCCATATGTTCTGCAATAAGAGCAGGAGGTGCATTAACTATGCTACCTGCTTTACTAACAACCCACACCATACGACTAGATGCTACAACAACATTATTTGCATCATCTACTAACACTGGGTTTTTGTCATCTAAGACTGTCAACTTTAATTTGATTGTTTTCATAATTTTTAAATCTAATGTGAGTTCTATCTAATTCTGGATAATTATGATAAGTGGTATCAGTAGGAATAAATTCAGACGTATTGAGTAGTTTAACTACGCCATATATCAATGCAAATGTTCTTATAGCAAAATACACTATTATAACTGTAAGTAATCCTGCTGCTACCTTATCCTTTATCATATTATTCAGACTTTGTTATTAACCTACCATGTGATGTATATCTATTACCTGGATCTATATTATCTATGTAGATGTCTTCTTGTGTGATTATTCCAAATCTTTGTTCTTTATTTTGAATAAATCTACTTTGATTTGGCACACCTTCATCATGTGAGTTATAGCTAACAAAAATCATCCATATAAATATAAATAATGACGCTAATATAATAAGAAATGTTAACAAAAACGATAACAATTTTATTTCTGCTCTATCTTCTGCTTTCATGATACAATTAGTTCAGTTAATGTATTTCTTGATCCTAATACAGTTGGAACAGTATTGAATGCTAAACACCATCTATCTTTATCTGTAGACATATCTGGTACAGAGTGTGGTAGATAGCTAGGAAATAACAATATCTCATGATTAGCAACAGGTATAGTGGCAACAGTTTGAGCATATGGATTACCTGCTAATAAATTATTATTTACTTCAGGTTCTAATCTATACACTGTTGACCTATCTACATTAGGTTTATAAAACTTTATCAACGTACTGTTGTCTGGTACATCCATATAATAAACACCTGAGATAACAGAATTGTGATGATAGTGCGCATGTGTGCCACCACCATTTACATTCTTATTAACCCAACTCTGTGTTATCTTGATGTCACCATCAATAGCTAGCCCATGTACATAAAAATCTTTAACCTCTTTCTCAATATAAGCCTTTAGTTTCTCCATACCTGGTAAGTCTAAACAATATGACTCTATTGATTTAAAATGATTAAGATCTTTGGTAATATCATTACTATATACATGCTCAAGCTCAAGCTGCTTTAATTTCCATATCTCATCTTGAAAATACTCCTGCACTCTAACTCTGAGTAAAGGAGTGGGAAATAAACTTATGATTTCTAGATTATCCATATTAAATCATTTCTTCATTATTGAACTTATTTACTTCGTCTTCATATTCATCATATTCTTCATCAATATAAAAGACTATATCACCATTCTTTTCAAGCACTGGTTCTCCATCATCATAGGTAAGTATTTCAACATAACCTCTAGCAGAACAGAAATTCATCTCTTCTACAGTTAGTTTTATTTGATCTGGACGTGCTACAACTTTTGGTGGTACATCAGGATTGCTACTTACACTCATCATTAGATAAGGCTCAACAGGAGGACGATTCGTTGCAATATATTCATCTTGATTTCTTGGTATTTTATCAAGCTCATATATATGTACATATGGATTGTCTTGAACAAGTCCATGCATTGTTACAAAATACATACCCTTCTTTAATTGTTCAGGATAGTATTCAGAAAATATTAGTTGTACTCTTGTATATTTCATAGCTTCAAATTTAAATAAATAATTACAAATAAAAAATAAAAGAGCTCAAGGACAATGTCCAAGAGCTCTATGCAATCTAACCTTTTAACCCTAATTCATAACTTTGCAGCCTTTTGTCAATAGTTGTTTTAATAGGCTAATTTTAATCTTTACTACCACATAGTTATTAGCATAAGTATAATCATGCATAACTTGTGGATAATTTTTACACCAATGATAATATTGAGGTAAATTAAAATTTAATGTTGCCATCTTATTGATGATTTAGAATGTGAATAATATATAACTTACTTAGGCAAATTCTTATTTCTTTCAATCAACGCTATTGCAATAGATATTGCAGATATACATAATGATGCAAATCCAAGATCATACTTTGGAAAGCTCATCATCCATATAAAATTAACAAATGCTAGCACTCCCACTAGCATTGGAAATATATAATTTAGCTTATTCATTTAAATAATGAGTTAATTTCCCTTTGTTCATCAAGATATGTTCTAATTGCTTTATTAACTAATGATTCAATATCATCTCTTACTATTATATCTTTTGATATACTTTGTCCAATAGCTTCAACAATAACATTCTTAAGAAGAATAGACTCATCATCAACTAAGCTTGATTTCATTAAATGAGTAATACAAGCAGCATAAACAGCTCTCTGTTCAGCCATAAGAACCAAGTCATCTAATATGGCTTGGTTCACGTCTTTTAATAATAACTTTCTCATAATGCTATATATTATCTGTAAGTAGTTTCAATCCTACCAATTCTATGTGTGATGTTTCCTGATAATGTAACAATAGTTGTGTCACGTATCTCTCCATCATTACATATATACCATCCTCCTTTGTTATGTTGTACACATACAACATTAAAGTCTGAATAGTTTACATCAGTGTTATTCTCAGCAACGATGTAAGCACCATTAGACAATTTGACTTTCTCATGAGAGTCACAACTCATTAATGTAGTGACAATAGCCACTAGTAATACTAATCTTTTCATTTGAATGAATGTTTAAAGTGTTGAAACAATAAGAACAGTGAATAATATTACAATTACTATGAGTATAGCAACTTTTAATATGTAAATAATATTCTTCATTTGATTTATTTAAAAGGTTAAAAAATAGATAGTTTTAATAAGCCAGGTCTATCAACTGAGCACAATGTTATTCCCTCTGCATTCAATTGTAATATATATTCAGGTGTGATTTATTCCTTGAATACAACTAGTGACCAACCAGGAACAGAAATGGTCCATAAATACTATTGCGCAATAGTAGCTACTGGATTCTATATATTACAATTGCTATCCCTTGGGAAGATAGAATGATGCATTACCCCTCTGCATTCAGTTGTAGCCCCACACCATTCTCCAGTGTTCTTCAAGTTGTCATCTATGTGACAATAGGTCTACAGGTTATATACTATCTAGCATCGATATAACCAACTACAACTGCCTGTCCTTGGGAAACAGGTTATGATGCATTAAAGTCCTTAAGGCATATGGACAAAAGCCTACTCATTATGTACTGTGTTGAGTTCACGCCAGTAGCTCACTGGATAGTATCACATCTACAATGACTAATATATCTATTAATCCTTCTGTAATACGAGAAGTAATTTATTTATCTCACATATGTATAATATAACCCAAACGTGCATTGTGATTCATACAGTTGACGATTATATATATTCTGTGAGATAAATACCTTAAAATACCATATAGTATCTTTCATGCTCTACACATACTCTACATCCCTCAGGACAATTAAGTTGTGCATCTTCTAATGATATTGCTTCATAGAATACATTATCATTCTTATCAATTACTAAATACATTTCTTTATTATTTAAAAGGTTTAATGCTATATATTTTCAGTGTTCACCACAATTATAGCTCTTGTGAGAACGATATTATATACTATGATGGTCTACACTGCACCATATTTACACACAGATGTATATAATTCTGATGCTATTTTACCATAAAAGTTTATTTCTCTCTAATGGACAATGTTAAAATAACATTAGTTTATATATAAAGGTGGAATGCATTATGGATGCCCACCAACCCACCCTTATATATAAAAGAAAAAAGGGGACGAAGTCCCCCTTTAAACTATCCTAATTGGATAGTGCCTTCTAGCGAGAAGGACGCAGGCGTGTACTGCTTAATGATGGCCTCTTTAACCATCACGCCACCAAGGGAAGCAGTAGGAAGATTGATGAAGGTTCTAATCTCACCATCTTCATTAGGGCCTTGAGCTATCTTGAAGCCCAAGATGTGTTCAATGCCAACCTTTCCAGCACGAACCTCATCACTCAATGGGCCTGAACAACTAACAAAGAAATTATCATTGCCCTTTTGAATGCGTATTGAGACCTTCTTGTCAAGATCCTTTAAATTACGCATTGAGGCAAATCCAACAATTGCATCAGGGCCTGACCATTCAGCAACAGTTTGGTGCTCTGTAAATTGAGCAACAGAGGTAGACGTGTAAGCTTGTAATTCTAACATGGCATTTAAATTTAGATTGTTATGGCTACGAGCATGGGGGACAGCCCCAACCCAGCCAAGCACAGGAGGGGTCACAATTGGAAGTACCCAAGCCTCTCATAAACACGAGGGGGGTGGGGGCTATAAAAAATTTTATAAAATTTTGTAATGTAAAAAACATTGTTCATCTTTGGGGGGGAAAAGGGGGGGCCTTCCTTTTACGTAACCTGAATACATCATGATAGATATTCGTTTTAATAGTATTTCTAAGTTTGGAATAGGTTTTGAGTTTAGAGCTAAAGAGTTACATTATTATTCTATGAAGAGATTAGATATTCATCTCTTAATAATTACAATTTCATTTGTAATTACAAAATTTAATATATAATATAGCAATGGAGATTATTCTGAGTCATTGAGATTTGAAGAATAATACATATATTTGCCATCAAACTAAATATGGAAAACAGTAGCAAGAAGATTATTGTCCAGAAGTTTCTAAGGAAGATAGAGGATAATTATGCTATGGCTGAAAAGTATTATAGTGTATTGTCTACGATTAATAATTTGAAGCTTACACAGAGAGAGGTGCAGCTTGTAGCATTTACAGCTATACGAGGGAACATTTCTTATTCTTCTATAAGGGAAGATTTCTGTAAGAAATACAATAGTACAAGTCCTACAATTAACAACATTATATCAAAGCTGAAGAGGATAGGGGTGTTTGTTAAGGATGGTTCGAAGATAAAGGTGAACCCTGTGATTATTCTTAATTTCTCTAATGATATAACGTTAGAGGTAAAGATGGAGCATAATGAATAAGCCACAGAGCATGTCACACAAGGAGTTTCTTATAAGGACATTAGCTGTAAAGCTGTCTGTAAATGAGAAGGTGATAGAGGCTATTGTTAATCATCAATTTCAGAGTGCTAATGAGGCTATGGATGTAAACCATTCCATAGAGCTTTCAGGATTTGGTAAGTTCATGCTGAATGTAAAAAAGGCACATAGAAAGATGGCTAAGCTTATAGGTAAGAGAGACACATTTCAAGCTACAGTGGATGATGAAACAAAGACAGAAGCTGAAAGATTGAAAGCAAGTGTTGTAGTTAGTAAAACAATTGATCAAATAAATCTATTAAAACCAACAATAGAAAGCCATGATTAACTTTGATAAAGTAAAACAGTTTAAACAAATCTACGAGGGCTGGAAAAATATGTTAGTTCCCCCTTCAGAAATGAAAGCAACAATTGAGCAAGTGAGTAAGGACAGATTGGAGATCTGTGAGGCTTGCCCAAAGCATTCTAAAAATCACGATACACCATTACGTCCAGATGATCATTGCACAGAATGTGGATGTATGCTAAGAGCTAAGGTAGCATGCTTGTCGTGTATGTGTCCATTAAGATATTGGGTTCCTATGGTGAATTCAGTAGAAGAAGAAGAAAAATTAAAAAAACAAACCATGTAGGATGGCTATTATAAAGAAGGTTCCTCTTGATGAAATTATAGATGTCTTTATGGACTTATATAATAAGGGTGTAGATTTTATTGATATAATAGCCTCTGAAAAGGATAATAGAATCTCTGTCATATTCACAGAAGAATACATCAATCAAGAAGCTATAGATAATTTCGAATTAGATGATGATAACACTAAAATCGATATAAACACTAAGCTGACAGATGAGGATTTTAACCAACTTATATAATGAAACCAAACTACTATGAAAAAATTCTTGCAGTTCTAATAGAATTAAAAGAAACCTTCCCAACATATAACCTAGGCAGACATATAGAAACAGCTCTAGATGGATATAAAGATGTGTGGGGAATGACAGACAAAGAGATGCATTGGGCACTCATCAAATACAAGGCACAAATCACAATGGATGTTCCTCATCCAGATGAATCAGAAATAGATAAGATTATAAAGGATGGAATGCAGTTGCACAACATACTGCATGAAGACGAAGAAGATATAGATTAACATGGCAAATCCAAAGAAAACTACATACATCAATACAGAGCTTGAATGGGCTGAAGAACAATTAGCATCATGGAAGACATACGTTGATAAAAATCCTATGCATGAGTTAAAGGATAGGATTGAGTGGAAACCAACAGCAAAAGGTGGAGTGATGCCCATGGTGATAGCTTCTATTGAGGCTCAAGGTAAGTTTATACAAGAAACAATGAAGAACTATTTAGCTCTTCTTGAAGTGGTGGATAAACTGCGTGAGAAAGAGGAAGCTAAAGTGGAAGTTAGAGGTGGTGCAGGCATGAGCTCTAAGGCTGAGAAATGGTTAAAGCAACGTAATGAAACTACATAAGATAGATTACAAAGATTGGCTGATGAATCAAAAGCGTCTACCCACACCTGACAGTGCTGAGTATGATGCTTTTTATGCATTTCACGAGGAGCTTTGCAAGAATGGTTGTATGATGGGAGATACGTACATTAATCCATTCCTATACTGGCATCTAAATGCATGGCATACAGAGATTGACGTTATAGATGATTATGGTAGAATAGCACAGAAATATGCTAACCCATCATTACGTGATAATGAATGGATAGTGAGCTCTGAGATTGATAGAGCACAAAAGGAGAAAAAGGGTTTAGTTATCCTTGGAATCAGACGTTTTGCTAAGTCTGTTCTAGAGGCATCATATGTGTCACATGGAGCAACATTTGATGAGAACTCACAGAACATTATAGCTGGCCTAAATGCAGCTGATATAAAGCTAATTACAGATAAGATTGATAAAGGATTAAACTATCTGCCAGAAGCATGGAAATGGCAACGTGTAGAGGATAATTGGAAGAACCAAGTAACGCTTGGTATAAAGACAAGAGGAGGAGAACGTATTCCTTATTCACAGATATTAATACGTAACCTTGATGAAGGTAATAATGAAGAAGCAATTGCTGGTACAAAACCTAGGAGATTAATTATAGATGAAATTGGTAAAGGAAATTTCCTACGAGGCTTTCAAGCAGCTGTGCCTGGCTTCACAACACCCTTTGGCTGGGGCTGCTCACCAATTCTTACTGGCACTGGTGGGGATATGAAGAAATTTATGGATGCCAAGAGTTTAATGTTTGATGTTGGCAACTATAACTTTTTAGAGTATAACAATGCTAAAGATGAAAAACGTATACATGGACTTTTTATCTCTCACAAGTTTAGGATGGAGGCCAAGTATGAAAGCTCTCTTGGTGCATATTTAGAGCTACCAAAGAAGAGTGATCTACACAATGTAAAGATGATGGTGAGTGATGAAGAACTTGCCACAAAGATAACTAATGATAATCTTGAAAGGCTTAAGAAAGCTGGAGATAGACTTGCTTATTTAAAAGAGAAGATGTACTATCCACAAGAAGTGGATGATATATTTTTAAATGAAGACTCTAATATATTTGATATAGAGGGAGCAAAACGACAAAAGTCCAGACTCCTATCACAGGAGCGCACTGGAACACCTGTTGTGCTATATGATGATGGTGATGGTATAAAGCATGAGTTTACAGACAAAATGCCCATCACCAACTTCCCTCTTAAGAATACAGATCAGAAGGATGCTCCTATAGTTATATATGAGTTTCCTGTAGAGAATCCTCCTTATGGATTGTATGTAGCAGGGGTTGACCCCTATCGCCAAGGTAAAGCTGCATATTCTACATCATTAGGAGCTGTATACATATATAAAAGGATGCATGCAATTACAGGAGAAAAGTATCAGGATATGTTTGTAGCTTCATATTGTGCTCGTCCTGATAAGAAAGAAGTTTGGGAAGAACAAGCTAGACTCTTGATTAAATATTATAATGCTAGAGCATTGTGTGAGAATGATGAGGTTTCGTTTATTGATTATATGATTTCTAAGAACGATGCTCATTATTTAGAGAAGCAGCCTGAATGGTTGAAAGAAGTAGTACCAAATACTACTGTGAGACGTGACTATGGTATACATCGTTCAGCAGAGAAGATTAGAGACTTTCTACATGGATGTCTTAAAAAATATACAGAACAAACTCTTCTTGTTGAAAAGAATGAAGCAGGAGAAGTAATTAATGAGAAGAAAGGTATGGTGAAGATATTCGATCCTATCCTTTTAGAAGAAATGATTCAGTATAATGAAGATGGTAACTTTGATAGAATCATTGCAGCTGAATTAGCAATAGCATTAGCTATGAAAATGGATCCTATTATGGGAAGGGTGGGATCTTCAGGAGATGCTAGAGTAATGGCTATGCATTCAAGAACTAAGAAAAATAAATTGTTTGAGGAGTCCAGAGGGCTTTTTAACAATAGACCTAAACAAAAACTGTTTACATAATGGCAATTATTAGATATACTAAAGATGCGACTATTAGGTATGCGTACCTAAACATCTTTCCTGATCAGTTCAAAACTGAGAAGGAGAAAATGGATGAGAGTTGGATCAAGAATACAATGGACTATTTTGCTAATAAGTCCTATGCTGAGTACGTAAAGAATAGAGATACGTTTGTTAAAAACTACGATCTTGTTAAGGGCATCCTTCGTATGGAGGACTTTTATCAATCAGCTCCTCAGGTGAAAAGCTTCACAGATATGTTGACAGCTGATCTTGAACTACCAGCTTATGTAAAGATGTACTCTATCATCACCACACCTTTAAATGAGCTTGTAGGTGAGATATCAAAACGTCCTGATGCATTTAGAGTTAAAGCATTTGATGAAGATTCAAAAGCAGAGGAGTTAGAATATAAAACAGGTATTCTTAAAGAGTTTGTAATAAGTACAGCAAAGCAGAAGATTATAGAGCAAGCTAATGCTCAAGGTGCAGAAATAGATGATGAGCAACTACAACAGATGACGATGCAAGAAGTTCAAGATGAACTTGATTCATATACATCTATAGCAGAGAAATGGGCTAACCATGTATTAACATGTCAGAAAGCAGACTTTACATTGAAAGAGAAAAGTGAGGATGCATTTAGAGATATGCTCATCTCTGCTCGTGAGTTCTATCATATATATGAGGATAACTCTAAGCTAGGATATAATATAGAAGTAGCTAACCCTAAGAACACTTGGTTCCTATCTACACCAGATCGTAAGTATGTATCAGATCCAACAGGACGTGCTCAAGGTGCGTATGCTGCTGGTACTGTGCAGGTTATGGAACTTTCTGAAATCATTGAGAGTATTCCAGACCTTACTAAAGATGAGATTGATCACTTAAGATCATCTTTACAAGACTATGGACTTATCAACGTTCGTGAGTCTAACCTTGGTAATCCTAATGCAGGTAATGGTATTGACTCAATTCAATATGACACATATGATCCTCTTGTTCTTCAGACTCGTATGATGATTGAGTCTGAGATGAAACAGAATGATGATGGCTTACAAGACTTTTTAGGACTTACATCAAATGTGTCTTCATTTGGATACAAGTATGTAGTAGTAAGAGCTTATTGGATATCAAAGAAGAAAATTGGTAAGCTTATCTATCTTGATGAAATGGGCAATGAGCAATCTATGCTTGTTGATGAGAACTATAAGAGTGGTACAATACCTACACAGATATCATTAGAATGGGGATGGATTAATCAATGGTATCAAGGTATAAAGATTGGACCAGATATCTACCATATCAAACCATTCAAGTTATTAAACTACTGCCCTATCATTGGACTAGTGCATGAGATTAAGAACACAGAGGCAAAGTCTTTAGTAGACTTAATGAAACCATTCCAGGTTCTTTATAATGTTTGTATGAACCAGCTTTACAAACTTCTTGAGAAAGAAATTGGTAAGGTGCAACTAATGTCTATTAGACATATTCCTATTCCTAAAGATGGAGATGCACAAGATGCTCTTGATATCTGGGAGATGGAAGCACGTAATAGAGGTGTTGTATTTATCGATGATAGTCCAGAGAACTTAAAATCCCCAAGCTCATTCAATCAGTTTAGGGATATTGATATGACACGTACGCAAGAGATTCAATCTCGTTATACATTAGCTCAACAATTAAAGAATGAGTGTTGGGAATTAATTGGTATGTCTAAACAACGTTTAGGAGCTGTGTCAGCTTCTGAAACTGCTACAGGTACTAATACTGCCATAACACAAAGCTATTCGCAGACAGAGCCATTGTTCGTAGCACACGAGTATGTGTTAGGTCAGTTATATCAAGCTATTATAGATGCATCTTTATATGTAGAATCTAGAAAGCCTCAATCAACAATATCATACATTACATCTGAAGGAGAATCTGCATTTGTAGAAGTTAATGGAACAGATCTTAAATTTAGAGATCTTAAAGTTTTCTTGACTAATCGTCCAGAAGATCAGAAGATGTTCAATGAGATTAGAGGATTATCTCAAGCTGTTCTACAGAATGGTGGAAGCTTACATGACATCATTGAGCTTTATTCTACAAACTCTGTTCGTCAGATGAAGAAAGTATTCAAGACTCTTAAAGAACGTCAAGAAGAGCTTGAGAATCAGAAAATGCAACAACAACAACAGCAAATTGAGCAACAACAACAAATTGCTCAAGCTCAAATGGAACAGGCTAAACAAATGCAAGCTGAGAAAATAGCACATGATGATTATCAAAATGAGTTAGATAGAATCAATAAGGTTCAGATTGCAATGATTGCAGCTGAATCTAAAGCAGGACCATTGTCAGATATTGATACATCTGGAACTGCTGATGTTCTTGAAATGACTAAATTAGCTTCTGAAGAATCAAGAGCAACTAAAGACTATAACAAATCTTTAGATGAGATTCGTAGTAGGGATCAACAACATTATGATAAAATGCAAATAGAGCGTGAAAAGATGCAAGTCGATTTAAAAAATCAAGATAATGACTTACAGATTGCTCAGATAAATGCACGTAATAGAGCTTCTAAAAGTAAGTAATTCTAACCATCTTGGTTAGAGAAGATTTTATTAATGCTATATTATCTAGAATATTCAACCATTTTGGGCATATTCTATTTGTTATTAATTTAATACAACATATTTTTATATCGAAAAACCAATTCAAAAAAACAAACTACGTATGGCCAATGACTTAGAAACCCCAAATATTGGGAACTTCAGCATTCAGGATACCATGGAAATGGGTATGGGAAGTACAGAACTATTAAATGATTTATTAGGTCCTGATACAGCTTCTGCCAGTCCTGATGACATTAAAGATATTACAGCTGAAGAAACTCAAGCTCCTAAAGCAACTAAAGCTTCTGCTAAAGTTGAAGAAGAAGAAAAGACAGAAGATACTTCTAAATCAATCACAGACTTTTTATTAGGAGGTGATGATGAGGAAGAGGAAGAAGAAGCAGCTCCAGCAGCAAAAGCTAAAGAAGCTCCAGTAGCAGCAACATCTGAAGAAGAGGATGATGATGAAGCTATTAATCCTTTCGCAGCATTTTCTAGAGACCTTTTTAAATTAGGAGGTTTCACAAAGGATGAAGACGAGGATGATGTACAAATCAACACAGCAGAAGAGTTCTTAGAACGATTTGAATCTGAGAAGAAGAAAGGTGCATCTGAGATTGTAGAAAACTTTATAGGACGTTTTGGTGAAGATTATCAAAATGCCTTCACTGCAATATTTGTAAATGGAGTTGATCCTAAAGATTACTTTGGCACATACAACGCTATTCAATCATTCACTGATCTAGATTTATCAGACGAAGGAAACCAAATAGCAATCATTAAACAGACTTTAGCAGATCAAGATTATGATCCTGAAGATATAACAACAGAGATCGAAAGACTCAAAAATTATGGTGATCTAGAAAGCGTTGCTGCTAAACATCATAAAGTGTTGGTTAAAAAAGAAGCTGTAAAGCTTCAAAAACTGGAGCAAGAGAAAGCTGCCCAATTACAACAACAACAGGCTTACAAGCAACAATATTCAAACAATGTCACTTCGATATTGCAAGATAAGCTTAAAGCAAAGGAGTTTGATGGCATCCCTCTTAATCCTAAGTTAGCAACTGAACTACAAGATTTTTTAATTACAGAAAAGTGGAAAACAAATTCTGGTGAAAATTTAACAGATTTTGATCGCACTGTTCTGGAACTTAAGCGTCCTGAGAACCATGAAATGAAAGTGAAGGTTGCTCTACTTCTAAAGATATTAGAAAAAGATCCAACACTATCAACCATTCAAAAATCAGGAGTTACCAAGAAGACAGACAGTCTGTTTGGTGAAGTCGCAAGACAAGCTACTAAAAGTTCAGTAAAATCTTCCAAGTCAGATAAGCCTAACTCATGGTGGAGTAATTAACAATTATTAAATTAAACATAAACAAAAAATGGCAATTCAAACTATCCCTGGTTTAACTGGCTTTACTTATGCTCGTGTAGCGTCTATGGACAAACGTGCAGTAGGTAAATTAACAGACTCTAACCACTTGGAAAGCTTTCACTCAACTGAGCCAGCAGACTATGATAAGAAGATTATCAGTTTGTACACTCAGAGTTCGTTGTACAGCAATGACTTCTTGGACATGATCAACAAGTCAACTCCTTACTACATCGACAATAATAGTGATGCTTGGAAGTGGCAAGTACAAGTTCCTTACAAATTCCCTAAAATCATTGACATTCCTGATTCCACTTTAAATTTGGACAAACCAGGTATCGATGGTCAAGAATTTCAAGTGATTATTGACACTAACGAATTCTCTAAGAACGCAATCGTTTCTGTAGGTACTCGTCAGTATGGTCCTCGTTGGTATGCGATCAAAGATCCTCAACCATGGAACATGGGTTATTTATACACTTTCACTTTGGTAACTGACAATCCTCAAGTTGACTTCGTATCACCTGTATTCTTACAGACTGGTTTAGAGCTTGAATTAGTTGATGCTGCAATTGGTGAATTTGACCAAGATTTATTAGGATTGCCTCGTTTAGGTGAGCAAATCACTATGTTCGAATCATTGAGTTCTGCATATGGTTATGAGCACAAAATTACTGAATGGGCTGATGACAAGATGTTAGTTAATGCTGATGGTTCAGCTTTAGATATCTTAGTGTATGCTCCACAACGTCGTAACCAACTTCCTTTAACTCGTAATGATGTTAAGTGGGAGCCATTCGTTGAGTTCTGGATGCGTAAGTCTATGTTAGAATTAAAGGTTAAGCGTATGATCTGGGCTCGTCCAGGTACTGTTAAATCTAATGGTTCTAAGCAAGAATTAAAGCGTACATCTGCTGGTGTTTACCACAGAATGCGTAACAATGGTAACTTAGTTCAATACAATCGTGGAGAATTCACTGCTAACTTGATTCGTTCAGTATTTGGTGATTTATTCTATCGTCGTGTGGATGTTAAGGATCGTCGTGTTAAAATGTACACTAACGAAGCTGGCTTCGACGTGTTCCAACAAGCACTTAAAACTGATGCATTAAATTCTGGTTTAACTTTCATGGCTGATTCAGGTAATCGCTACATGCAAGGAGAAGGACAACACATCACTTACAACTTTGCATTCGATGCAATGGTAACTCGTGAGACTGGTCGTGTTGAGTTAATTCACTTAAAAGAATTAGACCTTCCTCAAACTAACTTAGAATTTGGACAAAACAAGAAATCAACTCCAGTATTTATGGTGTTTGACGTTTCTCCAATGTCTGATGGATCTATGGTTAATAACATTCGTGAGGTACGTATGAAGGGTGCTCCTTCTATGACTTGGGGTTATATCGATGGTACTCGTCATCACTTAGGATTTGCAAAATCTCAAGGTATGTCAAGTGCTAACAAATTCCCAGGATACGAAATCTGGATGAAGGATCGTTGTGACGTATTTATTGAAGACTTGTCTCGTACAGTCTTGATCGAAGAAATCCCTCAATTCTAATACATGGGACTTTGTCCCACGCTTATCAATCGATAAGCACAAGAAGACCTCCTCATTCCTCCCTCCTAATATGGGGAGGCTCTTCTTGACACAGAGTGCTTGGATTGGGGTGTCCCTGGTCGCTATTCCTTCGATGGATAGCACTCTGCTAAAAACCAATTAAAATTAAACTACATATGGGTAAGACAGGCAAAATTTCTACTATTAAGAAAGATTACAACAATTCGCAATTGCAAACAATGCAAGGTGGACTTTCACGTGAAGGTTTGACACGAGTTCCAGGTACAGGTGTTTTTAAATATCCTTACAAGGAAATGGATGGTCAGTATCGTACAGGATTAAATCCTGAAGCTGCATATATCAGACGCATAGCTGATCCTACAGAACGTGAATTAGAAATTGATCGTGTAACATCTTTACGTCAACGTTTAGAGTATGCATTAGGTGATGTTGATTTAGGTCCTCGTTCTAAGTTTTGGAACTATGGATTATCTCAAGGCATTGATGATATGATGCACGTGCAACCAGTTAAGTTATTAGATGGTGATAACTATTTTGATTTCACTAATCCAATGCAAGAATTAGCATTTGCATGGTTGAGAGTTCATCCAACAATTGCAAGTTCATATCAAGCTTGGGAACGTGGTGAATATCCAGCAGATACACAATTTTATGTTGTAGATGATGAGATTGAAAATGCAGTTCTTTATAAGAAGAAGCAAATAATCAATAAGGCAATTGTCAAGTTTGATTCTATGTCTCCTGATAAAAAGAAGAAAGTAGCAAGAATGTTAGGCTTACCTGTAACAGAAGAAACTAAAGAAGAAGTTGTTTATAACCAAGTGGATAACTTGTTAAAACAAACAGAATTCAAGGATGGTAAATATCAAGGTTTATCTCCAATTGAAGTCTTCAATAGATTCGCAGATATGAAAGATCAATTGCTTGCAATTAAAGATTTAGTTAAGCAAGCGATTACACACTCAGTCTATCGTGTAAAACCTAATGGTAAAGTTTACATGGGAGAACTAGAAGTGGCAATTGATGAAGAAGAGTTAGTTAAATACCTTGCAGATGAAGATCATCAAGATGATTTACTAATCTTAGAACAAAAGTTAAAAGGTAAAAAATTAGCAACAGTATGATTCCAGTAGATAGTTTATTATATAAGATTGATCAGAAACTAAATAAACTATCTACTAACGAGCATCAACAAATTGCATTAGAAGACAAGATCCTTGCACTCAATGAGGCACAGATCAAGTTAATAAAACAGAAAGTAGATGGTTTTAGCACTACTTCTGGTCTTGGTCTTGATGCGTTTAAAAAACGTTATGAAGATTTACAAAGCTTAGTGATAGCTTACAATGATGGTGAGCTACCACTAAGTATAAAAAATCCCCAACTAAATCAATGGAAGGCAAACCTTCATGATCTAGATCCTCAATATATGTTCTATGTCGATAGTTATTTTTTAGCTGACAAAGGAAGATGTGTTGATAGAAAGATTTGGATCAATAAGGAATTAGCAAAACATGGAGACATCTCTTTGCTTTTGACTAATGATCATTATAAGCCATCGTTTGAATATCAAGAAACATTCAACTTTTTGGCTACTGATGAGATAAGTGTATTTACAGATGGTACATTCATACCAACTAATATCTACATTTCTTACATGCGCTATCCAGTTTACATCAATAAGACTGGATATATAATGTTAGATGGCGAACCATCCTTTGATCAAGATTGCGAATTAGAATTATATCTAGAAGATGAGCTTTTAGATTTAACAGTTCAAAACCTTGCAATGTATACTGAGAACCAATCTGCTGTAGAAAGTTCCATATACAGAATTAAAACAAATGAGTAAACAATTAAACAAATATATAAATGGCTGATTTTTCATTAACCACCCTGTTCGTAGTTCCAGTAGGCAACACATTGCCTAGCACTGGTTCTACGCAAAACTTAACTGCTGGTCAGTTTGGTTTGTACTTGAACACGTATGCTGTTGCAACCACTGGTAACATTGGTGCTGCTCCATACTTCTATGCTGCTCAAGGACGTACTAATACGTATTTACAAGGCTCTAAGCGTTCTGACAAGATCTCTTCTGCTAATGTAACTGAATGGTACAAAGTTGTTGGTAACCCTGTTGCTGCTAACCAAGTAACTGACGTTTCTGATTTCACTGTAAAACCAGGCGAAATTATAACTTTAACATTACGTGGTTTCTCTTCTTACATCAACACATTGTACTTCAATGGTTTCACTCGTAGTGTAACTGTTAATGCTCCTTGTTTAGCTTGTGGTGGAGATCCTTGTACTGATGTTGACGTTCCTGCATTGATTGACAATTTGATCTATCACTTAGAATTGAAAGCTCCAGGTAACAATCCTGACAACATTTCATTCTCTACATTCTATCAATTCCAACGTATTGGAGATGATCAAAATGCAATCTTACGTATCTCTGGTAAGCCATTAACTGTTTATGGACAGCCATGTGATATCGCTGCATTCCCTTGGGAGTATGATCGTATGTGGTTCAGAACTTTCATCTTCTCTGGTCCAGCTACTACTGCTGACTTTATTGTAGCAGATCCTTGTAACAACGTGGCTTATGTTGAAGTTACTCAACGTTCAACTTATCCATCTGGAACATCTGCTGAGATGCAACAATTAGAGAAGAACTTCTACAGCTACCAAGCTGGATATTTGAAGCATCTATACAGAATGAATGGTTACAATGAGAACTTTGAGTCTTGGGTAACTGATGGTACTGTATATGATACTTACTATATCAAGTTCAACGAATATGATAAGTCTGCTTATCAGTGGGGTGATTATATCCACGAAGATTCAACTGTTATCATTGCTGCTCCTCAAGCTTTAGCTGAAGACATCGAAGATATCTTAGTTGCTGCTTTAGGACCTGTAACTGATGATAGTGGTCCAATCACTTCAACTACTAGTACAACTACTACTATTTGGCCTTCAACTAGTACAACTACTACCTTGATTCCTTAATAAAAAGGAAATCATATAACCTATGCCAGAGGGTAAGAGGATAATCTCTGTCCTCTGGCATTATTTTTTAACAGCATGGCAACAACTTTAGATTTTCTAGTAATAAATACCTACAACACTTTAACATTAGGTGTTGCTGATATATCAGTATATGATGGTACGCCTATAGCTCCCACTATTGAAATAACCATACCTAACACTACAAACGTAGTTAGCTTACCATTTACCCCTAATGATTTCAACATATTCAATTCTACATCATTAGGACTTACAGCTGTTGGACAACCATTGGCTCCTATTCCAGATGGTGTATATTTTATTGTATATACAATATCTCCTGCTCAAACATATCATGTAGAGCATAATATAATGCGCACTGCTAAGATCCAAGAGAAGTTTGATAATGCATTTATGAAACTTGATATGATGGAATGTGATGGTCCTATTAGAACGCAAGCAAAGGTTACATTGAATAGTATTTATTATATGATTCAAGGATCAATTGCTGCTGCTAATAACTCTGCTATTGCTACAGCTAATAAGCTATATACACAAGCAGATATGATGTTAAATAATTTTATTAGAGCTAACTGTGGTTGTTCAGGAAATAACTACATAAATAACTTTGTATAATGGCTAATTGTAAAAGATGTCAAACTAAAGTGGGATGTGGATGTCAACTAGTAAATGGATATTGCTCAGCATGTAATTATGCTGTTCAGCAAGAAATAAAACAACAACAAGATGCTAACACCAAGGCTAACTAATTCCTTATATTATGGGAGCATCCCTGTGTTGCTTCAAGATATTAATAATAAACTAGCAGAGCTAGCTAATTATGAATACAACAATATTGTCTATTCCTTAAATCATTACATCTCTGGTGAGGTTATTCAAGACCTATTGAACTACCAAAGAATACTAGAGTATAAGCAGTGTAACCCTGACTATTGTGCAAATTTCACTGTAGAGATGATTGGAAGTAAAGTAATAATCTTAATAAACAAATAATAATATGTCTTGTTTACCAGGAATGCCATGTTACAATGAAGTGATATACACTAACTCACAGCAAGGTTGTGGGTGCTGTGGTGTTGCCACTTGCACTGGTCAATGTGGCTGTAATACCAATACACATTGTGGAGTTAGTTCTAATGATGTAACTTACGTAGGTCCTAATCTTCCACACACAGGAGTACAAAACCTTACTGATTTAACTACTGCTCTTGAGCAGATGGATACTGCCATTGGTGATATACAACAATATAATGGTACAAATGGTACCTCTGGAACTAATGGTTCTAGTGGTAGAAATGGTACTAATGGTAGAGATGGTACTAATGGAGTTAATGGAGATAGAGGATCTGCAGGAACTTCTGGTACAAATGGATCAAGTGGATCTTCAGGTGTATCTGCTGCTGCAGGTACTTCAGGTTCATCAGGAACAAATGGAAGTTCAGGATCATCAGGTTCATCAGGATCTTCTGGTACAGCTGCATCCTCTGGAACCTCAGCAACAGCTGGTACTTCTGGTACATCAGGATCTAATGGTATATCAGGAACTGATGGTTCATCAGGGACAGATGGATCCAATGGTACATCAGCCACTTCAGGTACATCTGCAACATCTGGCACATCAGGATTAACTGGTACTGCTGGTACAAGTGGTCAATCAGGAGACAGATATGCTACAACATCATTAACTCCATTAACTATTGGAACAGGTCTTGCAGCATTTGATGTTGAGTCTGGTCTTGCTTATACAATTGGTCAAGAGGTTATATTAAGTTATGGTGTAGGTAACACTATGGTTGGTCCTGTTTCATTATATGAACCTAATTGTGGTGAAATGGTTGTAGATGTTCAATCTACTACAGGATCAGGAACATATGAACCTTGGACAGTTAACTTAAATGGTATAGCTGCAGTCAATGGTACTTCTGGAACTTCAGGTTTAACTGCTACATCTGGCACAAGTGGAGACTCAGGTACATCAGGTATATCAGGGTCTTCAGGATTATCAGGAACGCGTGGTACATCAGGAACAAGTGGATTAACAGGTACTGCAGGTACATCAGCTACATCTGGTGCAACAGGTAGTAGTGGTACAACAGGAACAAATGGATCTTCAGGAACAAGTGGTGCTTCTGGATCAAGTGGTGTAAATGGAACTTCAGGTTCTTCTGGTACATCTGGATTAACTGGTTCAAATGGTACATCAGGTAGTTCAGGATCTAGTGGTCCTACAGGTACTCCAGGAGGTGTAGGTCCTGCAGGTCCTACAGGTCCATCAGGTGGCCCTGGCCCTACAGGTCCTACAGGTGCTTCAGGTTTTCCTGGTCCTACAGGACCAACAGGTCCAACAGGTCCTCCTGGTCCTACTGGAACAGGTACTCCAGGTCCTCCAGGTCCTACTGGTCCTACAGGTCCTGGATTTACAACAATATCTCCAGCAGTTAATAATGCTCTTGTAATATCTAATGGAACAGCAAATTCAGCAACTACTGATTCTGCTATTTATGTAAATACTACAACTCATACTATATATGCAAATGCCTTTTATCAAAATTCATCAAGAAGACTAAAAACTAATATTGAAACATTTGATCAAGATGCATTAGACATATTACATAAAGTTAATATTGTATCATTTAATTATAAAACTAATCTAGCACACAAACATATTGGTTTTATTGCAGAAGATACTCCTATTGAATTATCAACAATAGATCAAAATACAATGGATACAAACTCTGTTGTAGGTGTATTAATTAAAGGTGTACAACAATTAGAAGCTAGACTTAAAAAGTTAGAGGACAATGACTAAAGCAACAAACTATCTTGTTAGTGTTACTGAAACTAAAGAAATATTATCTACTTCTTATGGACAGACTACACCACAAAACAATGATAGAATTATTATATCAGAAGCTACTGGAGGCTCTACATTTGGTTCAGTGGGTGGAACACCAACATTTTGTTTAGATGATAGTTCAGCTATTTTAACAAATCCTGATGATAAAGCACCTGTTTACCAAGATTTAGTTCCAAGAACAAATTTTGGATCTATATCAACTTATAATATAATTTCAGCTACTGCTACATATGCACAAAGATTAAATTATATTCCCTGCACATATTCTGAATTTTCATATGTAGTTTTTACTAATAATAATGGATCTATTACTAATGGATCTACTACAGGTACTACTAGATGGACTCTTCAAGTTACTAGTAATGTTTTATTAAAAGGTGCAGGATTAAGATGGATTTATTATGATGGGCAACCTGCAGTAAATGGTGTTGATTATACTTTAGTTGCATATAATGGAAATCCAGCTCCTTATGGACTTGGCTATGTAGAAGTACTTCTACATAAACCATTAACTTCTACTAAATCATATGTATTTGCATACAATGCACAATATAATGGATCTCCTCCTTTTAAAATAAGTCTTGAAACTGCAAGTGGTTTTGATGGTTGTTATGGTCCTATTTCTGGAGAAGGAGTAGATGTTTTTGTATGTGATGTAACTACTACAACTACTACCACTCAACGTCCATCAACTGTAGGAATAATTACTGAAAATGGATTAGATCCTAATTCTTTTACAGTTTATATTAATGGAATTGCAGATACAGGTTGGAAATCAGGAACTAGAAGTTATGCAGCAGGAACAGTTATTAAAATTATATATAGTTCTGCTGCTTGTGATGTAACTAGAAATAATTCTGCTTATGTATCAAATACAGATGTTACATTAAGTGGTGGGGTTACTCAAAGTTTTCGTTTAAACAATGCAAATAGTTGGACAAATACAGGATATCAATGTATAGGAAATGTATACTATACAAATCAAGTAAACCCTTGTGGGGGAACTCAACAAGTTCAAACATATCCAGGATCTACTTGTGACTGTGTATGTAATCAAAATTGTAATGGTACATATTATGGACCTTCTGTTTGTGGAGGTGGTGTAGGTCTCCCTAATGATCTTATTCAATATCAATATTATTCTTGTAATAATAATGCTACAGGAAATTATCAAGTAATTCAAAATTGTAGTTGTTCATGTAATCAAACTTGTGCTGGAACATATACAGGAACACCTTATTGTGTAGGCAATGAACGTAGAGTAGATAATTATTGGAGTTGTAGTGGTAACTATGCAAGCACTACTACATTAAGCTCATGTAGTTGTGACTGTAATCAAACGTGTTCTGGAGAATATTGGGGAGATTATTATTGTGATGGAACTACTAGAAAAAGAAATAAGAAATATGTTTGTAATGGTGCTAATACAGGAGAAGTTGAATCAACTCCTTGTAGTACAGCATGTGGTGCAAACTTAGCTCCTATTTGGAATAACTCAGGAGATCCTTACTGCGATGGATGTAATCAAATACAAAATCAAATTCAAATTAATTCATGTTGTACAACTCCTCCTTATGGATCTACACGCACTATAGACTTAGGACCTAATGCCAATTGTGGATATTGGAATCTAGAATACTACTGTGTAGGTTATGATAAGTGGAGTAGACTAAGAAACACCTGTACAAATGTTACATGTTGTGATACATTAGTACAAGTAAATTCTCCTGCTTGTGGATATTCAAATTGCAGTACATGGAATATATTTGCTTATAATTCTGATGAATATGTATACGTAAGCTGGACTACTTGTGGAGGAGGTTCTGGATCAACATCATTCTATGGAGGACCAGGTATTGTAGGAAGTGTTTGTGCATTAAATGGTACAACACCATCTATTACAAGTGGTAATGGTGCAGCAAGTAACACAGGAGATATGTGTTCGTCATAAACTAACAATTAATTAATATGAATGTCTTAATAACATTAACAACAGCTGGTGTGGATACAGGTCCTTTTGACCTGTTTTCAGACAGCGATAATTATGCAGTTCCATTTGCTTCAACAATAGCAAGAGGAGTGTTAGAGAATGGATATTTGGCTAATGATGTACCAGGCAATGCTACAATAGTTCGTGTGAAATCATTAGATGTGTGTACTAACTATATTGATTTAAATATAGGTACAACAACTACAACTAGTACAACTCTACCTCCTATTCCTCAACAATGGTACAAAATAGTTAACTGTAATACAACAGCAACATTAAATAGTATTGCATACACTCCTGGAACTTATGGATTAAATGAAAGGATTACATATCAAAGCTATCCTTATGTAATCAATCAAATATATAATACTAATCCAGGTGGTAGTCAAGTTGCTTTAGTTTCTACAGGTCAAGTGGGATGTCCTCCTCTTGGAGAATATTATATCTTGTTCAACTGTGCAAATTCTACTACTACTACATCTCAAAGATATCCAGTAGGTACATTTGCTGTTAATGATCGTGTTAATAATGGTGCTGATGTATATAGAGTTGTATCAACTACTGGTAATGATCCAGGAGGAGCACAGATTACAATATCTGCTACTGGTGAGACAGGATGTCCTACAACTGTATACACTCAATATACAAAATGTGATGATGTAACTATACAATATTACATACTAGGAGTAGGCTATCCATCATTTATATTACTTGGAGGTTTCTGTTATGTAACTGCTGGCACTACAAATAATCCAGTAGGAACACAGTTCTACTCATATGATGAAGGGTGTAGCTGTTAAGATATAAAAAACTCTGTTTGTTGGTTTACAGAGTTTCTCCCAGAGTGTAAAATCTCTGGGAGTTTTCATTTTTATAACTAATTTGATTAAACTATATAATTAACTCAGTTACAATTATTTGGTAAATACAAAAATTAATTTATATATTTAGGACAATTTAACTAAACTACAACTAGAATGACTGAGAATCAGGACATGCTTTCTCATCTCGAAGCACTTTTGAGGATGAAAAAAAGCAAAGCATTCTATGCTGCAAGGCTTGGAATCACTGAACAAGAAGTAGATGAATTGTTAAAAGAGCTAAGAGGAAAAGATCAAGAACCTAACGATACATTGAAAACAACTGTTTCTAATTATGATACAGTAAGAAAAGTTAATAATGAAAAAGGGACAATTGAAAGTACATTGATACTTGATTTTGAACCAAAAGATGATCTAGAGTTAGCTACGCTACATAAGATTAATCTAGATAAATATGTAATCACTAACTACTGGTCTAAACTATTACCTAATGGTAAGTTTACATCATCAGTTTTTTCTAAGAAAAAAGAAGCTAAAGATTACACAGCTGAAGACTTTGCAAAGTTTTTAGTTAATTATAAATCCAACTACATACCCCAACCAGAACCTAAGATAGAACGTGCTAAGGTGATAGATGTTGAATTATCATTATCTGATTATCATTTAGCTAAGAGACATATTGATGGAGATAATTCACCAGCTATTAGATGTAAGAGATACTTTAGTACAGCTGTAAATCTTGCATATAATGTAAAATCATTATACAATATTGATACTATTGTATTTCCAATATCAAATGATTTCTTTCATACAGATAACTATCATAATCAAACAACCAATGGTACTCCACAAGATACTATTGTTGATTATGCTCATGAGTATGAACTAGGGTTTGAATTACTTGTAGATACAATTACAATGATGAAAAAGCTTTGTAATAAAGTACAAGTTATTTTAGTACAAGGTAATCATGACAGAACAAAGTCTTACTACCTTGCTCATGCTCTTGATGTATATTTCAAAGCAGATCCTAATATCTTTTTTGAAAGAGAACATTCTACAGTGAAAGGAGTAATGTTAGGAGAAACATTTATTGGTTATCATCATGGTAACTGCAAGATTGAAGATCTTCCTTTATTGTTTGCAACACATCCTGAGTATAGTCAATTATTTGGATATGCTAAATACAGAGAAGTGCATACAGGAGATAAGCATCATTACATGGCTAAAGAAGTGAAAGGGGTAAGAATACAACAAATGCCTAGCTTGTCTGGCACAGACAGATGGCATCAAGATAACAACTTTGTTCATAGCGTTAGAGCAGCACTTGCTTTAGTCTATGATAAAGATGCTGGCAAGATTGCTGAATTTGAAGAAAGAATATAAAAATGGCAACAGTAAGAAAATTAGTTTCAGATGTACGTGCAATGCACAGATTATTATCAACAGATGAGTTGATAACAGACAGAGCTATTGCTTCTGAGTTAAAAAATAATACCATCTTACTAGTTAAACGTGAAACAAATCTTCGTAGACTTTGGTCTACAGATACATTATTTACAACAATCCCTTGTTTAGAATTAGAACAAGTTTCTATTACTGAGTGCTGTGACTTTGTAGATGATTGTACAATTGCTAGAACTAAATTAAAACTTCCACGTATATCAGAAGGTAATTATCAATATCTTATTCAAGGTGTTTGGTCTATCAATGCAATGGGTGGTATGGGTAAGAAGTTTAAAGATATATCAATAAACAGATATATTAACTTACTTAAGTTACCAATCATCAAGAATGAAAGCTACTATTGGATTGTGAACGACTATCTCTACCTAACTGATCCATTGGTTCAGAAGGTTAGAATTGCTGCCTTATTTGAAGAAGATATACCTAACGAAGTAAGGTATTCTGGTAAGTGTATAGAAGATGTTCCTACTGAAGAGTGGTGCTTAAATCCTTTAGATAGAGAATCATTTTGTCCAGGCTATTTAGAAAAACAAGTGTTAGAGCTTACATCTCAAAAAATGTTAGGTACATACTTTAGACTTAAAGATGATTTAACAGAGAATAACGTAGATGGTCAAGCGCCTAATGCACCAGCAGGAAGCTAATGAGAGTAAAAATAGACTGGAGAAGTTCCAGTAAAGATAACTACAAAAACTTCTGTAAGAAGTATACATCAATCAAAGTCACATTTGATGAATGGAGAAACATCATCTATTCATTCAATGAACAATTCAAAAACTACATTCTTGAAACTGGAGAAAAAGCAAAGCTACCTTTTGGCTTTGGTGAATTCTCTATTAATAAGAAGAAGCGTAAGAAATTTAAAATGGTTGATGGAGAAGAAGTTATAAATCTACCTATTGATTGGCAAAAGAGCAAAGAGAAAGGTAAGAGAATATATAATTTTAATTATCATACAGAAGGTTATTTCTTTGGTTGGATGTGGTTTAGAGATACAGCAAGAATAAGAAACATTGATTTATGGTATTTTAAACCTACTAGAACAACATCAAGACTCTTATCACATTATATTAAGACTGACGATAAGTATCAGCATATTTACAGAGAGTGGAAAAAATAAAATAAAATGGCATACTACTACAAATACAATTTCATTTCTCCTGAGCCTGTATACTCTACAGTGAAAGAAGAGCTTAAGAGCTACTTCGACACAGGAGCAGTTGATGACTTATTATTCCCTACTTATCTTGACAAATGTTTAAAGAAGTTAGGTAGAGCCACTTATGTTATTCAAGAAACAATCTTAGATGTATGTGACTTTGAAGCTAGACTTCCAGATAACTTTATATCTGTAAGAGAAGCATGGATGTGTTCAGAAGATACATCTAACTATCCATATCAAACCCCTAACTCATTCTACTCTCAAGCAGCAACACAGACAACTATTCAAGTTAGTCCAATCATCTATGGAGGTCCTTCATGTCCTAGTACATGTTGTGGTAATGTAGGATGTGATGGATCATGTATGCCTGAGATAATGCAGACAGTTTATAAAACTAATCAGCAAGCTTATAGATCTATCACTAGACAAGCTTTAATGCAACCTGGAAATATTAATGGACGTAACAACTGTACATTAGACTATGGTGGTAATGCTTGGGAGTTTGGATACAATTCACCTCCAGTTGATTTAAGAAATACACCATTCTCTTCACAAGCAAACTCATTTGACATTCGTGATAATAAGTTTGTAACTAATGTAAGGAATGCTGTTGTTCATTTAATATTTTATGTTACAGAATATGATACGATAGGTAATCAATTGATTCCTGATAATTATCGTGTTAGGGAATTTGTAGAAGCATTCCTTAAATATAAAGTTTTTGAAACCCTATCTAATCAATTAACAGATGAGACGTTTGAACAAATACAGAAAAAACTTGCTTATTATAAAAGCCTTTATGATGAAGCATTCATTATGGCAGACATTGAAATAAAGAAACAAGATGGCTGGGCTAAACAACGTAGAATAAAGAACGATCTGAATAGGTTCAACATGTATGAACTCCCAAATAGATCATATAGATATGGCTGGAGAAGAAACAACTAGTAGTAAAGGAAATATTAGCAACAATTATAATGCTGGCCAAACTGGTCTGAACATGGATAATACCCTTGGTCAGATTAAGAAGGGTACACTTACGTATGCATTGAATGCTAATATCGAAAACTTTGATTCCAATTCTGTTAATTATCAGAATGAGGAAGGGAATATTCCATGCGTAGATGGTGATGGTGTATTGTTTCCAGATAACACAATTGTTATTGGTACACATTTCATTAACGAACAGAACAAGCACATTTTCTTTCTTGTAAATACTGAGACAGGTGGATCAGAGATAGGACAGATTGCTAATAACAATTGCATCTATGAAACTATTCTAGCTAATGATTGTCTTAACTTTGATATAAATCATCCTGTTCAAAAAACTGTACACAGATTAACAAACTGTACAACAGAACTTTATTGGACTGATGGAAAGAATCCTAGACGTTATCTTAATATAGATAGCCCTCCTACTACAGACATCTGTAATAATCTAAAGATACAGCCAAACTTTACTGTACCTGAGTTGAGTATAACAAATGTAGTTACTGGTGGTGAGCTTATTTCTGGTACATATCAATTTGCTATTCAGTACTGCGATGCTGTAGGTTTTGGATACACATCTTATTATTCTATTACTAATCCTGTTTCTATTGCTAATACGCAAGTTGAAACTTTAGAGTTTAATTATCCTGTTAATAGATCTATTGTTGTAAGCATTTCTAATCTTGATCAGAAAGGACATTTCAATTATTACAACCTTGCTGTAATTAAAACAATCAATGGAATCACTTCTGTTGAATTAATAGGAACTTATTATATTGATGCAACAACTAATTATGTAACTTACTCTGGACAAAATCAAACACAAATAAGACTTGCTATTGAGGATATCTTTGAAAAGTTTCCTTATTACGATATAGCTCAAGACGTCACTGCTGTTCAAGATATATTAGTTTGGGATCAACTTACTACTAATGAGCGTGTAAACTACCAAACAATTGCAGCACAGATAAACTTAAAATGGCAAACTTATAGAATTCCTACAGATGAAAGTTATGCTAATGAGCTTAATTCTGCAAATCTTAGAGGTTATCTTCGTGATGAAGTTTATCCTTTTGAGATTGTATTCTTATTAAAGAATGGTAAGCAAACAGATGGTTTTCATATTCCTGGTAGAAAATCAATTCCAGCAATTGATGAAGTTCCTATTTATAGAAATGGTAATGCTGACTATATAGGTACAGGAGATGTTTCTCCTAAATGGAAAATATACAATACTGCTTATGGAAGTACACCTTCCACAGGACCTTCAATAAATACTGCTATACCACATGAGCATGGTGAGTTTGCGTATTGGGAATCAGAAGAAGAATATCCTTCTGGTCCACAAGATCATGTATTCCAAGCTGCAGGATTAACTGGTCCTATTAGACATCATAAGTTTCCTGATGTTCTTGTAAGTCCTATATTTGAAACTTCTACTCCACCTGTTGTAAATGGTGAGTATCAAGTGACAATGCAACCTAGTCGTGCTGTATACCCTATTGGTGTATTGATTGATACAAATGAAGTAAAAACATTAATAGAGAATTCTGGATTAACTGATACTCAGAAAGCAGACATTGCTGGATTTAAAATTGTACGTGGTAATAGATCAACTAATAAATCTATTATAGCTAAAGGTATTCTTCGTAATGTAGGTAAATACAATAGAGAAGGAACTACATACTATTTCCCTAACTATCCATATAACGATTTAAATAAAGATCCATTTTTATCAGAATTAAATATTTCTGATAGAAACAGTAAAGCATATGCTTATAATGCTCAATCAGTTTTATACTATGTATCAACTGTATATCTTCCAGGATCTATAACAATCACTGATTGTAATACAGGAGATGTTAGAGATATACCATTAGTAGTTGGTGGTCCTCAACTTGAAATATGTTCGCTCACCTATCCTAAATTAAATGGTGGAGCTTCAGCAAGTATTCTTAATCCAGTAGCTAAAACTATCTGTGTAGGTTTCACTTCAGATTCAAGTACTACATTTAAATATTATAATGCATATACAGCAGCAATTGAATTTGTTACTGTTACATTAGCAGATGGTATTGTTTACAAATTAGTTAATTCTTTCTATCCTGTTACATATAACTATGGATCTAAGAATTATACACTTACAACAAGTGACACTATAAATCCATTAACCCTTCCTAATAAGTTAGATGCATTTGCTACAGATGAATCTAAACTTAGGATGGTATTTAATTCTCCTGAGACATCTTTTGGTCAACCATCATTAGGTAGTATTCTTAAATTAGAGAATGTGATGTATGGTGCAGGAATAGCTCATTTTGCTGAGGTTAAAAACAATGCTAGATATAAATTTATTACTAGAACTGTACAGCAACAAGCATTAAGATCTAGTTTTGATCTTGCTAACTCTGTATCTCCATTTGATCCTAATGCGATGTTTACAACGTATCAGGCATATTTACAGATATATATAAATGGTATTAGTAGAAGAAATTTCTCTTGGTCATTTAACTCTGTAGCACAATATGATTATTGGGGTGATATTGGTAACTCTGGATTTAAGCAACGTCAGTTAGATAAGTATCAATATGCAATTCCTGGAATTCAATCTGTAGCAGATGTTCATGATTTGAATAACTTTCAAAGAGAATCTTCTGTATATCTAAGAACAGGTTCTGCTAAACCAGGCGATGCACCTCTTCCTTATCCTAACACTGTACCTTCTATAAATACTTATATTAGTGATAGTTCTAGATATGTAGCATCTGAGAAGAATGCTTGTGGTACTCCTGAAGATATTAAAGATATTAAGGTGGTATCATACTATGGATCATTAAAGAATATACTTCCTTCTCAATGGGGTCAGTTATATACATATCAAACTATTGACACAGGATTCCAAGTTGACTTTGATATTCTTCCTATTGGAGGATTAGCAACTATATTTGGTGGGGATACTTTTATATCTAGGTTTGGATTCAAAACAAAACTTCCATTCTTTATAGATAACAGAGTTAGTGCTCCTGATGATTCAGATATATTCTATGATGAGATTGGTAATGTTGCATATCCTAGATATTGGCATTCATCGAGATCTATCTTGAGTAATTATACCACTCCTAATAATACAAGCTTAGCCAATGTTATATCAATCAAAGCTACAGCTTTAGATTGTCCTAACAATCCAATATATTCTGCTACATCAACTACTACAACAACTACAACTACTGCTCCTGGTAGTGTTACAACAGGATCTTTGAATTATGGATATACTGGTAAGATGTATCAATTTGCTTATGGTATACCATACTTCTATTGTGAAAGTTCTATTAATGTTGATTTACGTCAAGCCTTTAACAATAGAGAAGGAAACTTTTACCCACACGTAAGTTCAGGTATTCCTGATAACTGGTTGCAACAATCATACGTACCAATTGCTCAAGATAATACGTACTACTATAATGTAACTTACTCTAAACAGAATACAGAAAACAACTTTACACATCTTCCATTTAACTGGGATAACAATCAATGTAATGTTGTATTTCCTTTTAGAACTATATACTCAGAACCACAAAGTTCTGATCCAACAGTAAAGGTTAATAACTGGCTCATCTATCGCCCTATATCATATTTTGATTTTCCTCAGAACTATGGTCCATTGGTATCTTTAGATGGTATACAGAATAAAGGAATCCTTGCTAGGTTTGAGAACAAGTCATTATTGTACAATACAATGTTGACAATCAACACTAGCAATCCACAAGCTGCGTACATTGGTAATCCAACATTATTTAGAAGTTCTCCCCCAATTGATTTTGCTGAGACAGATCTTGGATATGTAGGATCTCAAAATAAATTCTTGTTAAAGATTCCTCAAGGACAGATTACTGTTGATGCTAAGCGTGGACAGATCTTCTTGATAACAGGAGCTCAAGCTGTAGATATAACAGCATTTGGTTCAGGTGTCAATCGTTTCATGACTGACCACTTAGCATTTGAAATCTTACGTTACTTCCCAGAAGCTGACGTAGATAACAACTTTAGTAAGGTGGGATTACATGGCGTATATGATAGTAAATATGATAGAGTTATTATCTCTAAGCTTGACTACATCCCACAACCTAATTGGATTGATAAAATCTTTTATGATAATGATCCAACTAGTGTAAACTATAAAGAGTATTACATATTAGTAGATGAGGTTCCTACAGTGATTCAGTTATTAGATAATAATTATTTCTGTAACAAATCATGGACTTTGTCATTCAATATGAATACAAAGAGTTGGGTGAGTTTCCATAGTTATATTCCTAACTATTATATAGGAGAAAGTAACTTCTTCTATTCTGGATTGAACCAAGGGTGTAACCTAACAGCAATTGCTGCTGTAGAAGTATCTGACTGTGCGTTAGCTGGAACAGCTGTTAAATAAAAGATTATGTCTAGAAGTGTTATTATAAAGTTAGAAACTGCAGGATTCAGAACAACATTACTAAATGTTTCTGATGATCAAGGAACTGTCTTTGCTACTAATGTACCAAAGGAAGAGTTCATTGCAGGACAGACATATACTGTAGATGACAATGTTGAAGAGATGATTCTTGAATCAGTGGGAGTGTGTAACTTTGTTTTACATCTTCCTATTCAACAACTCACTGCGCAAGAGATTGCTGATATTACATACACTCCTAGTAACTCAGGAACATTATGGAAACACTTAGTTGACACTACAGTTAATAATAAATACTATAATAAAATAGAACCATACATTATTGAGTATCCATTCATGTATCAATTTCATGATGAGATTCTTCAGAATGTAAAAGACTACACTAGAGCATATAGATATCTACCTATACCTGATGGTGTATACAATGATAATGCTAAGATACAGACAGATGACCAATACTTTAATAAAGTCATCTTATATAATGGACAGCAATGCTCAGGATTAATTGAGTTAGTTCCTAAACCTTATCATAACTTAAGAGCATATTTGAACTATCCAATATATAACACAGATAGTAAAACTATTCTTTATACAAAGAGTGATAGCTTCTATCAATACAATACATTCTGGAATGTGCTTATAGATAAAGCTGCACCAATGTTCTTTACTAGTTGTGAATCTTTATCAATAGATAAAGTGTTGAATCAAGCTAATATGAACTATGGAGTGAAGTCATTTAAAAAAGAACCTTTTCGTGCTAAAGGTGTATTGGTGAGACACATCTTAGATGATAGATCTGATGCACACTTAGTATCACAATTCGTAATTGCTCCATCTCAAATCTCTTACAAGTAATGGCAATAGAAAAACCTAAAGGCTGGCTAGATAAATACAGTGACAATGTTGCTGCTACTGATGCTACACGTGTTAGTAAACAACTAACTCCTTTAAATGTTAAAAAGGTTACACAACAACAGTTAGATCAACGAGAGGTACAAGCACGTAGAGATAGAATTGCTCAAGCTAATTCTGTTCCACAATCTGACCAATTTAAATCTGCTGAAGCATTTGCTAAATCCACGTCAGCTACTGCTGATAAATTAAGAGCGTCAGAATATCCTAATATTTTTGATGACTACCTAAATCCTTATACTTGGACTGGAGAAATGGCTTCTAAATTAGGAGAAGTTCCTTTAGCTATAAAAGAAGGCAATTATGGAAAGGCTGCAGCAACTGTAGCATTACCTGCAATGATTGGTTTACAAGAAACCATGTTAGGTAATTTATCTAATATGACTGGAGTAACTGATCTATTAAATACATTAGGTAAGGAAACATATCATGCAGTAAAATCTAAAGTGGTAAATCCTTTTTTAGAAAAAGTTGTTGATCCTGTTCTTTATAGTAAAGAGATGTCAGCATTAAAAAAAATTCATGCAGATGCACCTAATTATTTTAATAATCCTGAAACTGTAAGAAGGCTTCAGAATCTAGAAATAGATGATCCTAGTGTATTAAAATATCCAGAGTTAACTTTTTCTAGAGAGGGTGGATCTCATTATAATCCACTTGAGAATAAAGTGAATATAAATCTTGGTCAAGCAAGTTCATTAAAATCACGAGGATATGATTTGACTAATCATGGTATATATGATCACGAAATGGGTCATTGGTTACAAAGAGAAAGTTATACAAAAGGTAATCAATATCGATATATAAAAGATAAAGTAGCTTCTCAGAATTATCGTAATAATTTTAAAAAATCTCTTAAAGAATGGCAAGATAAATTTCCTGATCAAAATACTCCAGAAGCAATAGCTGCTAAACCAGATCTAGATTTTGATAAGACGTTTGTATTTCCTGGGTCAAAGCCTACAGAGGCTGATGTTCAATTACATAAGTTAGATAGACTTAGTCCTATTGACATGACAACTAGGGGCGTATATGATAATGCATATTTTAATAATGCAGGTGGGAAGCGAACTGATGCAGTTGAACCTTATGCTTTTTTAAGAGAGACAAAGAGGGATATGATTGATAAAGGTTTTCTAAAAGATGAATTCCATAGAGCTGATCCAGAACTAATAGAAAGTTATCTTAATTCAAAACCTAATAGTAGAATTGGAGGAATTGCAGATAACAGCTTTAAAAATTATTTGATTTTAGCTAATTCAATAAATAAGTTTCCATCAGTTGCTCCTATCATAGGTGCAGGAGCTTTAGGAGCAGCTGCTGTAACACAAGAACCAGAACAAAAAAAGAATGGTGGATGGCTTGATAAGTATAATGATGGAGGTCCTATACAACCTAACTATAATGATTACTCTGTCTCAGCAGGACCAGGATTCCAAGGTGATGGATATAGTAACGTAGGACGTAACTATTCTCCTGCATGGGGAGGACAGTTTCAAGATGGTGGTGAACTTCCTAATGTAACAGTTAAAGGTAAAAGACAACCTATTGTTGTGACCAATCCAAGAGATCCTAGATTAAGAGCATACAATGATAGTTTAGCTGCATACAATGCTTCAAAGAATTTACCAGAAGCTTTTACAAATAGTTCAAAGAAGGTTGCAAATGCTAAAACTTCAGAGGAGCTTATACAAATACTTAAGGAAAGATCTAATCTTGTAACTCCTTTAAAACCTTTTTTTGAAAAGGGTTTACTTCCTTCAGAAAAAGGAAACTCATTAGATGGTTATAGCTCTGAATACATGATTGCACCTAGTGCTGCATATAAAAGAGGGAAATTTGTTCCAGGAGCATTATATCCAAGCACAACGCTATTTTTCAAAAAACCAACACGACCTGTAATTTATGAAAAACCAAAACCTGTATCTACTCCTCAATCTACAATAGATTTTATGGAGGGAAACTATGGACAAGAACCTATTACAGAAATACCACAACCACAACCACAAGTAAGTGCATATGGAGAAGTGGTAGATCCTAGAACAGGATATACACACATGACTAGACAAGGAAGTCCTATGTATCCAATGGTAGGTCAGAATGTTCCTGAGATGGCTATGGGAGGATCTATTGGTGGAGCTACACAAGGTATACCAGGAGCTACAGGATTTATGTACGCACGTACAGGAAGCATTCCTAGTAATGGTAAGTATGCCAAGAAGACAAAAGCTTCTGCACAGAATGGTAAAGAGATGAAGTTCTATCAGAATGGTTTAGACTTCGAGCCTAAATCAATCAGTAGAAATGGTTCTGTTATTAAAGATGATAGAGGACAATGGGATCATCCAGGAGAAATAACAGAGATTGGTTCTAACCAAATTACAATGCAAGGTGTTCCTTATCCTGTAATGGGTGTAAGTGACACAGGAGACACACAAATGATGTATCCTAACCAAGAGTATCAATACGATGGAAACTCTGTTACAGAGTATCCTATGATGGCTGAGGGTGGTAAAACTCTTAAAAATAAACCATTAGTTAATCTTGGTGACTTTACTATGACTCCTGCAGAATTGGAATATGTAAATTCTCCAAACAGTGGATATTGTCCTGGTGGAAATTGTTTAGAAAATACTAAGAAAGGTTATGACATGACTGCTGGTAGAATATCAGGAATACCTAATAGTAATGATATATGGACAAAAGATTTAAATTTAATAAGTACAGCTTCTAGACCTAGTGAAAAATTAATAAAAGAGAATCCTTATTTTGAAGGAGATAGTTCATTTGGTTCTGCTGATAGTTGGGATATACATGGAGCAATTGTAAAAGCTGGTGGTAAGAATATATATAGTCAAGCTAAAGGGCAGGCTATACCAAAAGATATTGCAATAGGATCTTTTATTGGTTGGGGTCCTGCTGGAACAAGAGAAAGTAATCATTCAAATCGTCAAAAAGGTTTGAATACAAAATATGGTTTACAACCTTCTCATCATAGTACACAGGTAGTTTCTTATAATGAACAAGGAGAACCTATTGTTTACGATTCGTATTTAGGTAAGTATGGCACACTTTCTGATATAGCTAAAGATTTAAAAAGTTCATTAGGTTATGAGTTAGAAAATATTAGTGTTCCTAAAAGTGTAGCTGGTAATACAAGAGAGAATTTAACAAAGAGAGGTTTATTAAAAAATGAACTAACTCCTTATAAAGCTGATTTAAATAAACTATTATCTGGAACTAAACAAGACTGGGCACAGATTAAAGAAGATGGTAAGTTACGTGCTCCTAAACCAGATAGAGAAAAATTAGATGCATTTGCAAAAGCTCTTTCTGATAATAAAGGTGAGTTAATTAGTAGTCTACGTATAAAAAATGAAGACTATGATAGGCTTGCAAATACAGCACTTGCTATAGCAATGACTGAATCAGAAGGTGGTGGAGCATTAGGTTTTGCAGATAACTTTGGTAGTACACAAGGTATGACTCAGTTAAATCCAAACAATATTAAAGATGATAAACGTTTATCATCTGCATTAAGTAAGAGTTACAAAGATAATATTTCTCCAACTAATGTATTAGATCCTAGTAGTTCAGCACTTGCTACGATGATGTACTTAAGTGTAGCAGAGAAAGATGCTAAACGTTTATATGATAAAGGATTAAAGCCAGGAGTTAAAACATTTAATCAGCCTGGATTTATTGAAAACTTTAGGTCTAGCAATAGTAGGTTAAATAAAGATGGTGTATTTATTGACGAGTTAAATAAACGTATTCCTTATTCTGAAATTCCAGGATATGAAGATAATGATGTAACTCAAGTTAATAACTATCTTAAGAAAGTTACCAAATCAGATAAGTATAGCTTTGTTAATAAAGATGGAGACTTATCTTTAAAGATGAAAACCAAAGGTAACAATCCTAAACTAACTGATATAGAGAAGATAGGATATATGTGGCAATCACCTAACTCATTGAAGACAGGAGATGCTGAAGGCAAGAGTGAGTATGTCAATAAGATTAAAAACTATTATAACTTACTCTCCTCAAAAAAAATGGAACAAGGTGGACAGTTGACAAAGCTGGATCAATTAACTAACTTTACTAATTACAATACCAAACAACCAGGAGGCTGGTTAGATAAATACCAATAATATGAAAGCTCAAATATTAAAAATTGCTGGAGTTAAGAATGAGAAAGAGTTCTACAAGAAGTTCCCTACAGAGGAAGCTTTCATGAAGAAGCATGGCAAAGAGTTAAAGAAAGCACAAGTGGGTGCAATGATTAGTGAGAACACTCAACCAGTAAAACCTGTAACTCCTATATCTTATAGTGATCTTTATAGTAATGCAACTTCTGCAGTTACTGGTATTAGTCCAGAAGAACAAGCTAGACAAGAGGCATTAGCTTCTCAGCAAGCAATAGCTGCTTCAGGACAACAATCAGGTGGAGGTATGGGTAATATTGGAGATGTTCTTAAAGGTATTGATCCTTCTGCAATTGCATCATTAATAGGTGCTAAGAATGGTAAGAAGTTACCAAAAGCTCAAAAAGGTTTTGAAGGACTTATCAAACCTCCTGCTATGCCTAATGTTGGTATGACTAACTTAGCAAACACAAAAGGATTTGGATTAACTGCTTTAAATGAACCAGGAGAATCTCCTGAAAGAGGAGGAGCATATAAAGATGCATTAATGTCATTAGCAACAAATGCAGGAAGTCTTATTGGAGGAATTGATCAATGGACTCAAAATACAAAAGACACTGCTAAAGCTAACATGTATGGTAAGGTTAGTGATGTTACATTACAAGCAGCATCATTAAGACCTGAACAAAACAGAAGACGTTATGTTCGTCCAGAGGATCAGCCAATGCAAAACTTTAAACCTCTTGGTTCAGGTACTAATTATCTTGCTGCACAAAATGGAACAATGATTGGTGGTAATCCTACAGAGATTCAGAATATGTATAATAGTCCAAATACTATGTACACTGATCTTGGTTATGAACCATTGAATGATGAGAATCAAGTTAAGCAATATGCAAGAGGTGGTAAAATGAAAAAAGTACAAGATGGTATTAATCTTGATCCATTTGCTGGTATAGGTGGTGGTCTTGGTGGAGCGTTAGGTTCTGCTGCAGGAAAAGGAACTGGTAAAGGTGGACCTGGTTCTGCAATTGGCTCTGCTCTTGGTGGTGCTCTTGGAACATTTATTCCTATTCCAGGAGTTGGTACATTCTTAGGATCTACACTTGGTGGATTTGTTGGTGGACTATTTGATTCAGGTCAACAAAATGAAGCACAAGCTGCTCAAGATAAACTTAATCAGAACTTACAAGCTTCTGCATTTCAATCAGGAACACAAAATCTACAGACACAGAATAAAGCATTTATGGAAGATGGTGGATGGGTGAGCAATGATTGGCAGCCACAAGTGATTACAACATTTGGTGATCATAAAGTTAAAGATTTATTAAAGCCCCCTCATGATGCAGATATGTTAAGAGCTGGTGGACATTTGAAATATTACACTCCTCCTAGTGCAGAAGCTATGTACACAGGCAAAGCAGAAGATGGTGTACAGATGGCTATGGGTGGAGATCTACAAGTAGCTAGAGGATCTGCTGATACAATGTCTTATAATCCTTATCTTCCAGGAGATGGTGAAACAGTTATGTTTAGAGGACCTTCTCATGATAATGGTGGTATGCCAGTATCATTTGGACAGAATGGTGTAGAGGTTGAGGGTGGTGAGCCTGCAATCAAAATGCAAGATGGTGGTCAACAAGAGAATCTTGTAGTTTATGGAAACATGCCAATTCCTGATTATGGAGTTAATGAAATAGGTGATCCTAAAGCTAAAGGTAAGAAGTTTAAAAACTATATTGCTGACCTATCTAAACAAGAGGCTAAGATAAATAAATCAATAGATAAGGGAGTTAAATTAGTTAACACTAAAGATAGTGATGATCCATTTGATCAATTAGCATTTAACTCTGGTAAAGCTATGATAATGGGAGGCAATCAAAAGCTTAGAACAATTGCTGAGAGAAAGATGGATACAGCTGCTGTACAGAATGGAATTCTTGATACAGCAGAGCAGTTTGGTGTTAAGAGTGATGATCTAGCCAAAGGTAAACTTAAGATGGATAAAGATAATAACATGTATGCTGAGTTTGGAAAGAAGGTTAAATTCCAAGCAGGTGGAACAAGTAAATTTGTTGATCCAGAATTTCATTTAGGAGTTTCTAAACTTCCACAAGAATTAGCTCCTTCATATGATATTAGAAACTATCTTACTAAAGGAATGATTAAACCAATGGAAATTATTAATCCTCCAGCTCTTCCAAATTATTATGAATGGGATAAAGAGATTGGAGATTATGCACCTGGTGAATCAATAGGAATAGGAAATAAAGATAAAGTTGTAGTGGGTAATACTCCTAGTTTATCAGAAATAAATAAAGGAGTTGATCAAGGAGTAACATCTAAGAAAAAACAAATAGATCCATTTTGGGGAAATCTTTTACAGATGGGATTAACATCAGCATCTCCTTTCTTACGTCCTAGTTCAGATCAACCTCTTGATCCTGCTACGTATGCACCAGAGATGTATATGTTGGCTAACAATCAAATAGAGCCTGTAGCAGCACAATCATATGATCCATTGTTAGCTCAACCAACGTCAATTAGTTTTCAAGATCAATTGAATGAGGTGACAGCACAAGCTCGTGCTGCTGAAAAGATGGCTGCTTATAATCCTGAAGCTGCTGCAATGATTGCTGCAGGTTCTTACAATGCTAAGAATAAAATACTAGCAGAACAGTTTAGAGCTAATCAAGCTGAGCAACAGCGTGTAGCTGAGCAGAATCGTAATGTTCTTAATGATGCAAAATTAAAGAACTTAGCCATCTATGATACTCAGTCTCAACGATATGCTGAAGCTAAGAGTAAGACTAAAACACAGGCGTTAGAGGTTATGAAATCAGTTGCTGATAAGATTGCTAAGAACAAACTTGAGAACAGAACACTTGCTGTATACGAGAACTTATATCCAGCTTACTCATTCACTTCGAAAGGTACAGCTTATAAGAATCCATTATACACTAGCTTCTTTAATACATTAGGTGGTATAGGAAG